CTATTTCATTATTTTTTCAAAGCGGAACATACCATCGGGGAACTGATCGTTTAATTCGCCGTTGTCCGTATCGGTTTCATTCGGATCGGGGTGATGGCTGTTAAAAAACTCTACAATGTGAAAGCCACAGCGATTGACATAAAAATGGATATTCCGCTTTTCAAAATACGGTGTTACAGTTTCCCAAACTTTTACTTCGGGGTGGAGCTTTTCCATTTCGCACCACGCCTTATAACCTATGCCCTTGCTGTGTGCAGACGGGGAAACAAACAATAAATCAAGATTTCCACGCTCGCCGTCTATCTTAACTACCATACCGCCGATGTTTTCATTATCACATATAATACGGTATGCTTCGCCGTCATGAATAGCATTTTCTATTGTTTCTTTTGATATTATTTCACCGTTTTCTTCAAAATGGTCATCCCTTAAACCGAATTCTTGTAAAGCTCCGTAATTAAATGCCTCTTGATTGTCTCGAATAAACTTGTCGTGGTCTTCAGGCAATAATGGTTTCAGTTTTATACTCATTCTGCGCCTCATCACTATTATTATTTGTACTTTTAATTTATTAAATTATACATCAAAAACCTCGATATTTCAATAAGAATTTGAAAAACCGTGAAACTGCATAATCGGCTTCACGGCTCTTTGTGCTGTTTGTTATTCTTGATTTTAACCATCGGCAAAGATGTCGTTGCAGAAAGAAGTAAAATCCATATCGGATACGGAATTAAATGAGCGCATATTCTCTTTCAGTTCATTCACTGTTTCAAATCTTTTTTCTACTTCCATAAGCGTGTTATACGTGCCAAATTCAATAATGTGAGGAAATCCCCATATCATTCCAATCTCCATATATTCACCGATAGTGCTTTTGTACTGGAGATTGGTAAATTTTACTTTTATAATTCTACATAATTTTTCGCCGTCTTTTATCCAATAATGCAATGACTGCAGGGCATCACATTTCATATAATATGGGAAGCCCCATATGTTTATATGCTCCCATTCGTACTCGCCGTAAGAAATCTGTTTTTTGCCATAGACCTTGACTTCTTCGAGCATCTTGCTTTTCCAAAACCCGACAGGAATTTCAACATCAGAATTGCCTTGTTTATATTCTCTAAACGCCTCGACTAACTCTTGCCTTTCGCCTGGCTTAAACTTGCTTATAAACTCTTCAACATCATTCATTGTGCAATAATAATCTTTTCCGAAAGTAACAAAAGCAGGGGTCGCACAGTCATCAAGCTCAATATGATAGATTTTTTCATTCATTTCAAACACCACCTACGCTTCAATTTCCGCACCATTGATAAATTTGAAAACAATCCGTCCGTCTTTGTAGACGGTAGCATAGTCAATCGATGCAATCCATAATTTGTTGTCAAAAGCTGACGGAGGCTCTGGTAGCTCCATGACCTCAAACATGAATGCCCCAATTGCGGCTTGTTTCATTTGCCGTTTCTTTTTCGTATCATTCAAAGCATTTATCCTTGAATTTAATTTTTGGTATCGCTCGTTATAAGTGTTGTATTTCTGATTGTATTCATCTTGGTTGAGAGGCTTCATCGCATTTTCCTCGATGCTTTTTCTTATAAGCCCGTTTAAGATTTCGATTTCCATGTTTAGCTTTTCTATTTCCTGATCAATGGATGTTGTGTCGGTTAGAGCTTCCTGCATCAATCGGCAATCATCAATGAGTTGTTCTCGGTTGTCAAACAGAATGGAAACCGCTGACATAAACCTTTCCTTTATTTCGTTTTCTGTCAGATGAGGAGTTTCACATTTATGTTCGTTTTTAAATTTGTTGTTACATTGCCATACTGTTTTTCTGTACTTTGTATTTGATTGCCATACTTTAGAGCCGAGAAAACCTCCGCAATCAGCACATATCAGGCGGCTTGAGAAAACAGAGTTGCCGCTATATCGTTTGCCGATTTTCTCACGCCGCTTCATTTCCTGTTGTACCAGTTCAAATTCGGCAGGCTCGATTATTGCCTCATGGCTTTTATCAATGTAGTATTGTGGTACTTCACCTTCATTTTTCTTTTTCTTTTTAGTCAGAAAATTTACTGTAAAACTCTTTTGCAGTAATGCAGAGCCTTTATATTTTTCATTTGTAAGTATGCTCCTTATGGTGGTTTGATGCCATCTTTTTCCCTCTGCAGGTGAAGGAATGCCCTCGTTAGTCAACTCCCTTGCTATTGCACCAGGCGTTTTCCCGTCTATAAACATACTGTAAATTTTTCGGACAATTTTCGCTTCGCTTTCTACTATCTTTGGAAAGCCGTCATTGCCTTTTTCGTAGCCGAGAAACTTACCATACGGGAGGGTTAGTTTTCCATCTGAAAACCGTTTTCTATGTCCCCAGGTAACGTTTTCTGATATGCTTCTACTCTCTTCTTGGGCAAGCGAGGACATTATGGTTATAAACAGTTCACCCTTGCTATCCAGGGTATAAATGTTTTCTTTTTCAAAATAAACCTCAATTCCTTTATCTTTCAGTTTGCGTATGGTCGTAAGGCTGTCAACAGTGTTTCTTGCAAATCGGCTGACAGATTTAGTGATGATGAGATCAATCTTGCCATTTAAGGCATCGTTTATCATTTGATTAAATCCCTCTCTATTTTTTGTGTTCAAGCCTGATATACCTTCATCCGTATAAACCTTTACAAAACTCCATTCAGGTTTGTTATTTATCATTTTCGTGTAATAATCAACCTGGGCTTCGTAGCTTGTAAGCTGTTCTTCGCTGTCGGTTGATACACGAGCGTAAGCCGCTGTTCTTCGTTGTTTTGGATTCATGAGCGATGTTCTTGTTAGTGGGTTAAGTGTTTGTGGAATTACTGTTACTACTCTTTGCATGATTTTTGTATCCTTTCAAGTGTTTTTTTACGAGCCGCTTCCTTCATTTCGGGTGTCCAACTCTCGCTCCGTGAACGATCTTGCCATATAAGCTCTTTTTCAGAGCTATCAGCCATTGTGAATTTCACAATGTTGTTCGGCATAATTTCAATGCGTTTTATTTCAGCACAATCATTCGTTACCTGTGAAATGAGAGATAGGAGTTTCTCTTCTGGGATTTGCTTTGAAGGGCATTCCGCTTTACCATAAATGTTATAAGTTTTGCAAATCCATACTATCCCCGTTACTGTGGTTTTTCGTCTGTATGATTTACCGCATAAGCCGCAGAATACTTTTCCTGAAAAAGGCATGAAAACTCGTGAGCTTGCTTGCCTGTTTGCAATAATAGTCCTGCGTTTTCGTTCCTCCTGGACTTCGTTAAACTTCTCTATGGGAATAATGGCTTCATGTGAATTCTCGACATGGTACATGGGTAATTCACCGTTATTTTGCAGTGTTTCTTTGGTAAGGTAGTCCTTGCGGAATGTTCTCTGAAGCAGTAGATTTCCTGTATAGTTATAATTTAAAAGTACTTTGTAAAGAGAAGTTTTACTCCATTGCTTGTTTTTCTTTGCATAAATGCCACGATTCGTCAGTTCTTTTCCAATTGCATATAAGCCCATACCTGACAAATACAAATCATAAATAAGCCGTATAACCTTAGCTTCTTCTGGAACAATCACGAAATGGTCTTTTTCAAAACGATATCCGTAAAGTGTCTGATTCCAGGGGATTCCCTCTTGAAAGTTCTTATTAACACGCCACTTCTGATTCTCACTTGCGGAGCGGCTTTCTTCCTGTGCATAAGATGCAAGAAGCGTTATTAAAAGCTCACCTTCTGCGCTTATGGTATGAATGTTTTGTTCTTCAAAGTACACATCAATTCCCAACTCTTTCAACTCCCGTATGCTGTTCAAAAGCGATACGGTATTCCTCGCAAATCGTGAAATTGATTTTGTAATTACCACATCAATATTTCCTGCTCTGCAATCGGAAAGAAGCCTTTGAAAATTCGGTCTGCTGTCTTTTGTGCCTGTTTTTGCTTCGTCAGCATACACCCCTGAATACTGCCAACCTATATGGTTTTGTATTAGAGAACTGTAATAGCTGACTTGGGCAGAAAGAGAATGTAGCATTTCGTCTTTTCCACTTGAAACACGAGCGTATGCCGCAACTCTTGTCGCAGGCTTTTCAATAGGTGTTATAAATTCCACCTTTTCGATTATTCTATCCATGATGATCACCTCCGTTTTCGTCTCACATATTACCTCTAAAGCCGCATTATATCAAGCGTTTTAGCGGAATATAGTAGACGAAAATACGCCGTACTTATTGGTCATTATTTTATCAATTTTAGCGTACTCTTCGTCAGTGATTATGCCTCTTTCAAGCATTGCATTTGCAAGAGACATTGCCTGTCTGTATGCAATTATTTTTTGCTTAATGTCAGTCATTTTTCTGCTCCTTTCTTCGTGCCGCTATGCTACAAGTATAGGAGCAGTATTTTCTTTTCTTTGATGGATAACTCATAAACACCTTACCGCAAAAAGCACATACTACTTCTTTTTCGGATTTTCTTGTGATTTTGCTCTTGTGGGAGTTCCACCATGCCATCCTACATTTATCGGAGCAAAACCTTTTTTTCTTGTGGTGGGGGATGTGCTCAATGGGCGTACCACAATTGCAACAAGAGGATTCATCATCCAAGTGAGTTATCCCTTGATGCCGCCTCAAAAACGACTTTACCGTGTTTATGGGTATCCCTAATTCATAAGAGATTTTCTTATAACCACAACCTTTTTCTTTTAATTCTTTGATTTTTTTGATTTCACTGTCCGTCATAATTAAAACCCTTTCCGTAATTGTACTCTCATAATACAGCCACGAGAACGGGTGAAATCTGACGGTCTAATAAAAAAACCTGTAAAAAATTACAGGCTGATTTTATTTCGAGCGTAAAATCTCATCAAGTGTAACGGGTGCATAATCCCAATACATACACCCAACATTATAAATTTCATTAACAAAGCCCTTTTCAGAAAGCCGCTTTGCTATTTCAAATTCTTCTTTAGCCTCTTCAGTATTGTGTGAATGTCCATGCAGATGAACGGCTTTGTAATGGTGGCAGTTATAAAATGGCATGAAATAATGGCTTAATATGCACCTACGGGTAGTTCCATCTTCGAGTTTTACAACAACCTCATCATAATCCTTCACCCCTGCAAGAGCATTTTTAGCTTTAGAATTTTTGATAAAGCGGTCATGATTACCCCGAATAAGTATAATTTGCCCGTTCAGGCTTTTTATTAAAGCCTCGGCATCATCGTTCCTTGACTTCCATATCATATCACCAAGAACGTAAACAACATCGCCTTTAGCAACTTTATTGTTCCAACGCCGTACAAGCTCATTATCCATTTCTTCAACGGAAGCAAATGGACGATTATCAAAATGTATCACGTTTTCGTGACCGAAGTGAAGATCAGATGTAAAAAACACTTTGCTCATATGTTCACCTTCTTATTTTGAATAAAATACTTCCATGTCATCGAGCCTTAAACAAGCAAGTCTTCCTCCATAACGAGAATACTCATTATCTTCGGGAAATCCGCAACCGCAATCAATGCCAATGACGTTCTCACCAAACCATAGCTCTAATGGCTTACATCTCTGATAATGCCTTGTAGGTGTGTGTCCGAATATTAAAATATAGTCTTCGGGATTAATTTGCCCTGGCATAAGCCTTTTCCATACAGTGTATTCAGTTTCAGAGCTATAGGAATGGTCGCTGTTTAAAAAGCGTTCCTTTGGGAAACCATGTACCATTTTATATTTTTTACCTTCAATTTCGATATCAATATTAAGTGGTAGTGAACGGAGATAATCAAATATTTCTTTTCTTAAATCTTTTCGTAAGTGTTTTAAATAATCATGGGTGCATTTGCCTCCGTTATAGTACCATAAATTCAGCGCATAAAAATCCGTTTCGTTTGGATTGCCAATTGCTTCAAGCATCATATATTCATGGTTACCGAGAAGCATTTTTGCATTAGGCATTTTCATAATTTGCCGAAGGATTTTAATACCATCAGGAAATCTGTCGATAACATCACCCAAAATATAAAGCGTGTCCGAGTCCTGAAGATTTATTTGCCCCATTATTGAATTAAATCTTTTAAGATTTCCGTGTACATCGGAAAGCACATATATCATTCCGTCAAAACCTTTCCGTACTTAATGTCATTTTTCTTCAGCTAATAAATGCACATCCCGAATATCCTGCCATACGCATTTTTCAGCCACTTTTTCTTCATCATCATAGGGCAGATTCATAAAGGATATAACTCTTTCGTTCGGGAAATCCATTTGTCTATACTTCGGAATTATTCCTTGCGGAACAACACCGACTTTTTCTTCGCCTTTAACCCTGTCTATCAAGACGTCTGCATCAGCGAGATAGACGGGAATTTCTGCACGGCACAGAGCTAAATAAAACTTCATCGTTTCATTAGACCGTGCCTCTGAAGACCCATCCAATCGTAGGCAGTAGCCCTTTTCGTCTTTATGCGGATATAAAGATATGTGAGTAGAATTACCTCCACGACACACTTCAAACGGATGTCCGCTATGTATTCTATTGCCTGTCAGCCAGTCCTCAAAAGCATCAGCAGAATCCATGTCAAGCTCTAAAAGACCATCATCCCTGCCATCAGCATGAAGCACGTATTGTTCTTTTGGGGATTTGTCGCACCCATCGTATTTCATCGCCTCGTAGCCTATAGCACAAAAACGAAAAAAATCACCTGCAGTCATTGAATTCATACGGGGCGTATACTTATCCCAATCGAGATGTTGTGCCTCTGCCAGTAACAGAAACTCTGAAAGGTCAGAATCCGTTAAACCTTCAAATAGCATTTCTTTGATATGTGGATACATTTCCCATAAGTATTTTTGTAGGATAGTTCCTGTTTTGCATTCGGGTGACAGGTTGTCACGAACATAATCCATGTAAGTTCCGTTTTTCATTTTATCAATTGCATCTTGAATTTGGTTAACCAACCAACTTGTCAAATCGCTTATTTTTAGTTCAAAGCCTTTTTGCCGTTTCGGATCAATTACAATTACAGGTTTATTACCAAGAATTATAGCTCTGTATCCGATTTCTTTATCTTCCACCGCCTCAAAGTAATACCACTGTACTTCTTTCGGGCAGTGAAATAACCATAAATCCTCGTACTCTTCACGGCTTTCAACCTCTCCTGATTCATATAACTCTTCGTACTTTGCCCACTGCTCAATGTTTCCACGCTCTGCCCTAAACCACAATTCACGACACCCGTTGTCGGTCACAGGTGAGATTTTTTCAAGAAGCTCAAAAATTTTATCAATATCTTTATAAGCCTTTTTATCATACTGATATAAGGAATCAGAATAATAATTCTGTCTATCACCTAAAGTAAAAATGTAGTGGTTTATTTGCGGAGTGTATTTTATTTTTCCCATTTAATAACCTTCTTTCTTTGCGGCTTTGAGATCTTCCTCTGTATAATCAAACGGAATTTTACCGCATCGTACTGTTTCCATAATAAATAATTCACAGGCTTCCTCAACCGTAAGCCCATAATGTTCAAAAACCTTTTTTGCTTTTTCGAGCAGTTCCGAATCGACCTCAAATGTTATAGTAACCATTGCCATACAGTTCACCTCAATTATTAAGTTCCTTCAAAAGTTTTATCGTTCGCCCGACCCCGAAACGTTTTTTTATGGCTTTCTTTTTCTTCTTAAACGTTTTTTTGCATTTTTGTCCATGCGGAGCGTATTTTTCTATGTTTTGCAATGCTCGCTTTTCCTGAAAGTCAATGCTTTCATGATGTAGAATATACCGCAAGTATCGCTCTAAAGATTTAAGGCTGTTATTTTGCCGATGGTATGATGATTGTTTTGTGTCAATCACGTTATGTTTTGACCGTTCATTCCTGTGGAACAGAATCAAATTGCCGTTCGTATTAACCAACATCATCCATCCGCTTTCACCTTTGAATACGTACAGCCGACCATCGTAGAGTTTAACTGACATATTATACTTTTCGCATAGCTCTTTCATAATTTTGCGATTTCCGTTGATATACTTGGTCGTGATTTCGGCACAGCGGTCACACTGTCGATACCCTTTTGCACGAGCTTCCTCCTCAGTTTCAAAAGTCTGACAGACAGTTTTATCCTTTATAAAGCCACAATCCGCTGTATGAAATACTTTATTGTGACTGTTCGGGTTTGCATAAAACATTTTCTTTCCCTTTATTCATATCAGTGAATTCTTTTTGCTTTTGCGCCAAATCCAACCTTAAAGATTGCCATACGTCAGCTTGTTCTATTTTGTTTTCAAGCTCTCTATCAATGTCATTAATCATTACATCCACAGCGTTTTCACTTAATACACCAATATGCTTTTTAATAAAATCACATACAAGTCCAGGCATATATGTATTTCGCCCTATGGCATATCTTAATGCACAGCCGATAATGCATTCCAAATCGCTGTCGGCTACTATGCCAAACCAGGAAGCAGGACACAATACAAGGTCATTTTTTCCTTCATCCGTAATTACAAAACCGATGTTTTCCTTATCTGCTCTTTCAAGATACTCATCCAAATGCTCTGCAAGATCTGCTCTGCTGATATGCTCCATATTTTCTGTTAATCGCTTATAGTTCATGTTTTCCCTTCTTTCATAACAATTATTTTTTGACTGCATCCCAACCCTCAAACATAAAGTGCATTTTGTCAATGCGTTTATCGGTGTGCCAATGACCACAAAACCAAGCCATATATTTTAAATTATCCTCGATTTTATCAAGCCATATTTCTGTGCTTTTATCAACCTTTGATTGGTCGACCTGCGAAAGAAAAACCTCTGTCGGCTCGTACTTCAGGGGACAGGTATGTGAAAGCACAATGTTGATTTCGTTCTCTGCAAGTTGCTTTTCTACATATTGTTTAATTTCTTCAGATGGCTGTTCGTCATCCCACCATCCGTAATTCATAGCCAGACGGTAATACTTGTCTACGCTGTACGCTCCGCCGATTGCAATATAACGGTTTCCTTCAATGTTATAAATCTCGCCGTCTTTAGCAAATAACAAATGCGGATATTCGTCCTCAATCCACACCTTGCCGCCATTCCACTCGGTCAGACGGTAAGATGGAATATTTGCAGGGCGCATCTCGTGGTTGCCGTGTATGCACAAAACAGGTACACCTATTTCATTTAATTCTGTTTTTACCAAGTTGTCTCTTCTGTTTAAAAAGTAATTTGCTCCCACGTCACCAAGAATAACGATTAAATCGTTATCGGATAATTCTGACCTTTTTGCAAATTCAATAATCCTTGTTGGATTGCCGTGAATATCTCCAGTAATAAATACCACAAAAACACCTCCTTGCTTAATCCCATAAGTGATAAAAGTATTTTGAAAACAGCCCAAAGAATTCCTCTTTAGCCTTATTTATATTTGAAAAAATCTCACCATACTCCAAATCGTCATATAAGGAATTATCTTCATCCATAAGGTCTAACAGATGAATCATGCGATTAATAATTGCTTCCCATTTAAGACTGTTTTCAAGTACTATTCTTTTTTCTTCATCGGTTTTTGGAACACCTAATGGATAGTTCTCAACCAAAACAGGCGTTCCGCTTCGAGTTTCACTATACTTTATCAGTATAGAACGCATGGTATGTATAAAATATGAAGCGGTTTCCCAAACAGCCAAATCGTCATAACCGTATTTAGCCAAATGATGCATTGCTTTGAAGTAAGGGATAATCCCTTTTACATTCATATAAAAATACCTACCTCTATAAGGGAAGTGCCTTTTGAAAATATCTTTGTTATACAACACCTGTCGAGCCCTCGCAAACTGCCGTTCAGTCATAAGAATAGCCAACGTAATTATAACATATATCTTCCCGAAAATCTCGTATTTTACAAAAACATAATTGGTTTTCATGAAAATGTAATTCATTTTTGCATTTTTGTAATTGAAAAGAGTGAAAATGTATTTATACTGTCCGTTTGATATATGACTGACGGTTTATGGTGCTTATATTTGAAATTGCATATAATAATTCAATAAAAGAAGTCCTGCGACATACTGTTATCTTTGAGGGAGCGTTTTAGTGCTTTTGCGGTATCTACTATTATTCTTTTTTCATAAGCAGTACAACCGTCAAGGATGGAGCCGAGGTCATTTTTTGGATTTTCCAAAAATGCAAGATTGTAGGAAAGGAGTAAATCTGCAGTTACATTGAGAGCGTTTGCGATATCTACAAGCGTTTCCAAACTGAGTTGCTTTTTTCCCGTTTCTATGTAGCTCAAGTAGCTCGGTGTCTTGTCGATGATTTCTGAAAACTTTTCCTGTGTCAGATGTTTTTTCTTGCGGATCTCCTTGATTCGTTTGCCGATAATTGTGTAATTAAGTGCCATTATTGTAACCTCCTAAAAAAATATTCACTATAATTATACCTTATCGGCTGAAATACAGCCACTTAACTGTTCCGCACACCGCCACTTGATGATAAAATATACTTTAAATATAGTCGATTGGATATATGAGGTTTTAAGCATGGATGATAAAACAGCTTTAAAAGAAATAGGAAAGAGAATACGAGAAATACGTCTATCAAAAGGAATGACACAAAACGACCTTGCTTTTACTGCACATATTTCACCTTCCAATGTAAGTGATATTGAATTAGGCAAGAGTAATATATGGCTTACTACTTTTGCAAAGATTGTGGAGGCTCTTCAGGTTTCTGCAGATTTAATATTGCGTTCTGATATTCCTGAGGTGAATAGCATATATAAACGAGAGTTTTCAGAGCTTCTCGATGATTGCTCGCCAACTGAGATAGAATCGATAATGCAGATAGTTTCACAAATAAAAACTACATTACACAAACCTAAAGATAACGAAGATTATTAAGTGAGAATTAACCGTTCTCACTTTTTTTTGTACCAAAAAATAAAAAAATTTTCAAAAACTTATCCTGATAGTCAGAATATGACTGTCAGGATATTTACATATTATCCAACTGACTATAAAATACACGGTAAGATATTTTAAGTTGGAGGAAATACTCAATGAACGAACTCGAAATCTATAACAAACTGAGCGAAATTGCAACACCGCAATTTTCGCTTACCTTTGGTGATGAATCAGAAAAAGCAATGAAATTAGCCGAACATAAGGCTTGGTTGCAAAGTATAAGGCATGAACGTCCCAACACTGCAGTTCCATACAAGGTAGGAATTTACATAAGATATTTCAACCAAACCAAATATGACAACTATTTAGCTTATCATAAAAAAGATTTCGCAGACACAATCGCTCTTTGCCCTAATTGGACATTAGTTGATTTTTATGTAGATGAAGGGCAGTCAGCACCAAATATGGAAAACGCACCTAATTGGCGCAGGCTCCTTAACGATGCTATGGAAGGTAAAGTGGATTTAATTATCACACAAAAAGTATCCAACGTATCAAGGAAGATCCACGAGATAACCCTTTGTTCAAGACTTCTTGCCGCACAAGAACACCCTATAGGTATTTACTTTATATCTGAAGATTTGTTCACCCTCGCATCCTATTATCGAAACGATTTGCGAGATATAGAGTTTTTGCCAGAGAATGAAAGAAACAGATTTAATAGTACGGATACAAAGGCAATCGACAGCGAAGGACGTGGTAATAGTGATCGATAACGAAAAGCGGCGATTAAAGGAGCTTAACAAAGAGAAAATCCGTAGCAGGATGAATACAAAAGTTGATGAAGATAATTATGAGTACTTTCCCGAAAAACAAAGATTTGATTTTCATGACACAAGCATTCATCAACGGGTAGCTATATACGTAAGAGTTTCTACGGAAGATGAAATGCAAACAACGTCCTTTGAACTCCAAAAAAGGTATTATAATCAGTACATACAGGAACGTCCCAACTGGACGCTTGTAAAGATCTATGCTGATGAAGGAATAAGCGGCACAGTAAAAAACAGACCCGAATTTCAAAAAATGATGGATGATTGTATTGCTGGAAAAATCGATGTTGTCATCACAAAAAGTGTATCACGTTTTGCAAGAGATGTGCTTGTCACTGTGGGCTATACAAGAACACTGGCAGAGTTAAATCCACCAGTAGGAGTGTTTTTCGAGACAGAATCCATTTTTTCTCTAAAGGACGAATCTCAAATGGCACTTACCTTTTTAGCTACTGTCGCTGAAGAAGAATCGCACATAAGAAGCCGTAGCATGGAAACTTCGCTCCGAATGAGACTTGATAATGGTATACCGCTTACTCCTAAACTGCTCGGCTATACACATGATGAAGAGGGACAACTGATTATTAATCCTGCAGAAGCTCCGACAGTAAAACTTGCATTTTATATGTATTTATACGGTTATTCTGCAAAACAAATAGCTGAAACCCTAAATGCATTGGGGAGACGGTCATACCTTGGTAATATTAAATGGACTTCTGGTGGTGTAGTTCAAATATTAAGGAATGAGCGTCATTGTGGTGAAGTCCTTACACGAAAAACTTTCACGCCAAATTACAGAGAACATAAATCGAAGAAAAATAGAGGTGAGCGACCTCAAAGCAGATATTTTAATCACCATGAGGCAATAGTTTCAAGAGAAGATTTTATTGCCGTTCAAAAAATGCTTGATAATGCCAAGTACAGAAACCGCTCATTTTTGCCCGAATTAAAGGTTATAAAAAGCGGAATATTGCAGGGCTTCGTAATTATATATCCACGCTGGGCGGCATTCAAAGAAGACGACTATATGAAAGCATCCGCTGGTGGATACAGCCCAGAAGAAAATCCTCTTTTTAAAGAGGAAGAAGAAATCAATATTGAAATGTCAACAGGTGATTTCGATTTACGAGGTTTTGAAGTTGCAAGAACAGAGTTATTCGATAATTACGGAAAACCGTTTATTAGTTTCTCTGATAAAGCTATTAAATTAAGTTCATTATGTGTTAAAAAGCTCGCAGAGAAAAACTGTATTGAATTGCTTGTTAATCCAATCACGAGAAAGTTTGCTATCAGAACAGCAGAAACAACAAATCGGCAAAGTGTAATATGTTCTAAGAAAAACAACAAAAAATACGAGCCGAAAGTCATCCCAATTACCGCTTTTTATGAAACTTTGTACTCTTTGTTCGGGTGGAATACAGATTATAACTACCGCATTATCGGTACTTTATATGAAAAAGGCAATGACATAGCATATATTTTTGACACCGAAAATACGGAGGCTTTTCTAAAGCCATACCTCATTCCGAGTTACTCGGAAGAAGTAACGGGAGGGTTTATAACATATAAACCGCTTACTCCATACGGAAAACGTATAAAGGCTATTCCCGAAGAATGGGTGAACAATTTTGGTAAGGATTATTATTTGCATGAAAAAACCTATGAAGAGTTAAATTCTCAAAGTGAAAAAGACTGGAAATTGCGTATGGAAGGTCAATTTATAGATACGGGTAAAAAAATAAATGTGACAGGTTTTGATACGCTGAAAGCGTATATTTCACAAGAATTACAAGGACTGAACCTAAAGGAGGAAAGTAATGATGAATCAATTTGAAAGTGAAAGATTGAAACAGCCTGGTATCTTTGAAAACGCTACAGGACAACCAAACACAACTGAATCAAATTTTGTGCCAACGGTAACCGAAAACGATGAAATATTGGAGATGCGAACAGATTTTGACTTTAGCGGTTTTCAGGTTGTGCGCAGGGAGTTTTTTGCTCATTTAAGGGAGCCTGCGGTAACCTTCAATAACTACAAATTCTATGTTAATGCTGCTTGTCTTTCAAAGTTTCCGCAGACAGAATATGCCCAAATTTTGATTAACAGTGAAAAGAAAATCCTTGCCCTTCGTCCCTGCTATGAAAACACAAGAGACTCTTTTAAATGGTGCAATACTGCGCCTGATGGAAAAAGGAAAACCCGACAGGTAACAGGCAGAGTGTTTTTTGCCATGATTGTTGACATGATGGGTTGGAATAGCGATGACAAATATAAAATTCTTGGTAATATCATACACTCAAACGGTGAATACCTTTTAGCTTTTGACCTAACATCAACCGAAGTTTATAAAAGAACATCAGCGGAGGGCGAGAAACGGACGATATCACGGATAGCGGCATACCCAACTAATTGGAAAGATCAGTTCGGTGTATCTTATCTTGAACACAAGGATTCAATGAAAATTAATATTGTGGACGGTTATGCAGTATATTCAATAAAAGGTACAGATCATAATAAACCATCTAATGATTATTTACCTGCCCCCGTTGATAATAGCCCTGCTCCTGTTGAAAACAGTCCTGTTCTCGCTGATAATAGCTCTGTTCCTGCTGATAATAGCCCTGTTCCTGCTGATAATAGTTCAGCGATTAATAATGAGACTTCAGAAGAGAATAGTATTTCACAGGAGGCAGTAAGCGTATGAGTACAGAATTACCAATGACGATATCAATTGACCTTAAAAAAATGAGGCTACGGATTCATAAAAAGGTGTTGCACACTATGGGAGAGCCAAAATACATACAGGTATTGGTGAATCCAAGCGAAAAACTAATTGCAATCCGTGGCTTGTCAGATTTTGAGCCTCACGAAGACGCAGAGCGTATTAGTTCGCTTGATATGCTGTCTGATAATTCAATCGAATTATACAGTAAAGGCTTTTTGCAAATACTGGCTCAACTCGTTGAAGGACTTAATTATATGTGTTCGTATCGACTGAAAGGCTCTTTTGTCGAAGAACAGAACATGGCTGTTTTTAGCCTTGATACGCTTGAATTAATAGATTTACAGGAAGGTGAAGATGATGCAAACTGAATCGCTGAAGACACTGAAAATCAAAAAAGAATTTAAAAATCTTATCCGACCGCTTCACAGACAAGAGTACCTTCAGCTTGAAGAAAACATATTAAATGACGGTTGTCGTGACCCTATTATTACTTGGAATGGCTTTATTGTTGACGGTCATAACAGATACGAAATTTGTCATAAGCACAGTATACCGTTTAAAACCCATGAAATGTTTTTTGAAAGCAAAGAAGATGCGATAGCTTGGATTTGTGCGAATCAGCTTGGCAGAAGGAATATATCCAATGAAACAAGGAAATTTTTGATAGGTATGCAGTACGAAACAGAAAAAATAATCAGTAGCAGGAAAAATCCTAATGGTCTAAATCAGTATTATGACACAGATGACTTATCACCTGATGATTTAAAACGAAAAGAAGTTGACTCGATATCAGCACACAAAACAGCACAGCGAATTGCGGATGAAAACCACCTGTCAGCCGCTACTGTGATGAAGTATGCCATATATACAAGGGCTCTTGAGGAAATAGGAACGAAGGAGCCTGAGTTGGTTCCTAAAATACTATCTGGCAGATACAAAATTTCGCATAACAACATTGTTGATATGTCGAAACTCCCGTCTGGTGATTTGCAAAAAGTTAATAAGAGTTTAAATCGAAGTAAAAACCCGTACTTTAAGTATAATAAGTCACGAGATGCAATAAACAAAGTTATTACTTCACAAGAAACGCCGCAAGTGAAACAGATGCCTGACTTTGACCCCGATGCCGAAGTTACAGAATTAACGCTCACCATGCCTTCTTGGATTAGTTCGATTAAGCGCACTGAAGCAAATGCCAATTTAAGTGGCATATCAGTTACTGCAAAAAATAAGCTCATTAATTCTTTGTGGGATTTAAAGAAAACGATTGATGAAATGTTGCAATTAATAAAGGAGGCTAAATGATGGAGGATTTTTCTGCGTTTGTACCAAATGTCCATTTTGAAAAAATACCTATAAAAAACCTTGTTTCAAATCAAAACTATCAGCGTAATTTATCAATGCACCACGTTGAAAAAACCGCTGAAAACTTTGATATAAATCAAATCAATCCTGTAAAAGTCAGCCGCAGGGATGGTATTAATTATGTTTTTGACGGACAACATACGATAGAAACAATATTTTTGGTTTCAGGTTCGAGAGAAACGCCTGTATGGTGTATGGTTTATGACGATTTATCTTATAAACACGAGGCAGATATTTTTGCCAATCAGATGAAATACACAAAAAAACTGCAACCAATTGAGGTCTTTGAGGCAAACGTAGAAGCAGGAAATCATGATCAGCAGATGATAAAAGAACTTATTGAATCATATGGACTTACAATAGGCACTACAAAGGCTCCTGGCGTTATAAGTGCTATAGCAACAATTGAATCCATATACTACAAATACGGAATACACGTTCTAAATCATGTAATACGTCTTTGTGTCGGGACTTGGGAAGGTGATGTTAATTCTTTTTCAGGCAATATTTTAAATGCAATTGCAAAACTGGTTGTGGTTTACAAGGATATATTTGATGATGAGGTATTTCAGGAAAGGTTAGGTGTGATTTCTCCAAAATTGTTATGTCGAAATGCAAAAGAAAGACGCCCTGGGTCATTGGGTTTTGCAGAAGCAATGATTATAGCATATAACGGTAAGAAAAAAACCAACGCAGGAAGGCTGTTTATGAACAAGCTATATGCAAAGGAGTTCAAAGTAATTGATGACGATTTTGATGGTGCGGACGATTCATTCACCGATTATCCAGAAGAAGATGAGGAAGAATAAAAAAAGGTCAGAAAAACCTTTTTGAAAAAATCGTACATCTTGGAGTATGTGAAAGTGCGAGAAGTAGCATAAACAGGGGCTTTGTGAATGGTACAAATTACATTTTTGAAAAATTAAATTACATTTTGGTTTGTTCTATTTTTTATACAATACCTCAAAAAAATAATGCCTATCGAACAAGAAATTCGATAGGCATTTTGAATCAGATTATTCACCGTATATTCCAGCACGGTCGTTTATTACGAGCATACGAAGCATATTATCGTCAAGGTTAAGTTTACCTTCCTCATCACCTTTAAGATAGCCTTTTGCCATGAGCTTGGTAATGGTAGGCTTTGCCCAGTCGGGCATATTGTCGTCTACCCAAGCATAAATCATTTTATGCTCCAGTTTATCGACCTTCTCGGTAAGAGTACCGACCGCATCGACAAGCGCATTAAATTTGTTTCTTTCCTCTGTAGTCATAGATTCGTCCTCCTTATTTTCCATTTTATTTTTAACATCGGATCTGAATCCGTCCATAGTGTAATTAAGCCCGACACCCTTCCACAGATGTTCGGGATCGCCGTGATTGGTGGCAATACCGAGGGCGTGTCCTTCACGGTGTGAAACAATATCCTTCAAAGGATTAAGGTTAAACCTTTTACAGAGCATTGCAAACAATTCTACTGCTGCTCTGTATGTAGTCCTTACGCTCTCCTGCGCCTTTGCCTTATCTGAGCAGGTAAAGGACGAGCCTCCCGTGTACTTGATACAGGAAGGCTCACACATTTCCACGCCGATATGCGTGTTATTGGAAGAGCCGCCGCCGTGCCAACCTCGGTGATTCCACGGAAGGGTCTGATAAACAATGCCCGTGTTCCCGTCAATAAAGCCGTGAACACAGGCACTTTTATAATCGGAGCGATTCCAATTGCTGATAAAAACCTGTGCATTTGGTTGCGGACAGCCGACCGAATGGAGCATAAGCCCCTTTACCGTGATCCTCCGTCCTGCCGTATAGCACGGGTTTTTAGTCATAATGCTTTCTATAATCTGCATTTGTCATTCCTCCTTTTCGCTACGGTTATGTAGCTGTGCTAATATAACCTTCAGCTTCTGCGGCACGGGCAGACCGAGGTATGTTGCATTTTCCAACAGGGATACTCCTTCATTGGAAATATAGAAGAAAATAACCGCTGTCCTCAAAACCGAGCCTGTCCCGATGATGTGCGTATCAAGGGTATGTCCCATACCGACAAGCGCAAAAATAAGCACCTTTTTACAGATGCCCTTAAATCCGACTCGGCTTGATAGCCTTTTGTCGAGGATTGCGCACATAACACCCGTTATGTAGTCAATCACCACAAACGCAATCAGTGCATATAACAATCCGTCCAAACCTCCCAGAAACCATCCGAGCCATCCGCCTAATGCGGCAAATATGAATTGTGTGGTGTTCCATAGTTCCTTCATGAAAATCATTCCTCCTCATCAATAAGATTTAATAGTTTTTGTAACTGCTCTTCCGTAAGCGAGGTATTGCCGAGCTTAACAATACCGCTTTTGCTTTCTACCTTTCCGTCTGCATTTATGTCCCCATAAACATCACCTCCGCTTTTCGTCATAAACGCACGACCGCCGCCGTTTACATCGGCAATAAAGATTTTACTGATACCCACATACCCATCGGGATTGTATCTCGTTCCTGCAGGATATGTTTTTGATGTTTCGCCGTCATTGTATTTGACCTCATTTTCGAGCATTGGCATATATGCATCACCGAGCTTTATGCGCACCTTGTCTATAAGGTTTCGAGCATTTTGTGTTCCGTTGAAATTGTAAGTGTTCCAAAATAGCTCTGCGTTCATGTTCTCCTCATATCGGTTAAAGTAATGCGTCCAATCACCGTTTATGAAATATGAAAAGCATATGTCAGCACCAATAAAGCGGTTAAAGCGAATTATACCGCTTGAAATACCCATAATACTTCTGCCAAAATCTATCTCAATGATTATCGGATGCTCGTGCGTAGGTATTTGTTTGAAAGTTATACCCGTGCTGATACCGAAAAGAGGGATGTTACATTCTGGTCTGAAAAGTGGTGATATATCCGTCACAGTTTTATTCTTCTGCGGATGACCTCTCCAAAACTCGGTGATTTCTTCTTCCTCGAACTTCTCATTCACATAGAAGCACTTGACATAGCCGACCTTATCGGCATAAGCCGCAACATCGTCCGTTTTGTCAACTGTTCTCGGAAAGGCAAGGCTCAAGCCGTATTTGTCAAGAGACGAAACCATACCTGCACCAAATTTATGCTCGTTTTCAAGCATATTTGCATTGATTGCCCTGTTGTTTAGACCGCAATCGGTAGCATTTTCGCTTGTGTCCCTGCTTCGCCATAACGCCCATTTGATGTATTTGCCATTTGCATCCTTTTCGATGGGAATATACATATCACGTATCCAAGTCAAGCCTGTTCTGCCATACGCCACACCTGATGCTGAATACGAGGTATATAAACAGCAGGACGATTTTGAAGTCAGGTAAATTGCACCGTAGGTCGTTCTTTGATGGTCAAAAATCATCTCCTCAATTTTGTTTGACTTCCCGTGCATTAAAACTCCTGCATCAGTGACCTTACGCCATAGCCCAATCTCGGATGGGAAGCCCATAACGGTTTCGCCGTCAATTGCTTCAAACTCGTCCGTTTCGGGATTGTACCGAAAAGCCTGTGTGTTTTCTACCCACGCAGTATTCTCATCAAGCGGCATTTCACGCTCATCTGCATCGTAAACATACGGATTCATGCTGTCCTCGCCCGATGCCTGTCCATCAATTCGGAGTGTGTTGCCGTATGAATACGAAATCGCTCCATACCTGCATCCCATCACGTTATAACAGTTTTTATGTTGAAAGGTGTTAGCGTTACCGAGTGCGCCAAGCCCATAAATATCTTCACCGACATCGAATTTACAATGCACATCGCTCGGTTGACCACCGCCGAGGTAAAGACCGCACATAACGGAATTGAAATGGCAATTATCAATCGTTGTAAAATAGCAGTAGCCAATCTTTGGGAAATACACGCCATACGATTTTTCGATGAATTTGGTTGAATAACGAAAAGCTCCCTGAACGGTAACATCACGCACGGTAAGGTTATAGAAACCGTATACGCCTTCGCCGTCACCGAAAACTCCGCCCGTATCAACATATATACCACAGTAATGTCCATTACCCTCAGAGTTTGCGGCGGCTGTTTCTTTATAGGATTTTAAGTATCCCATATAATCGCCGCCTGGATTTAGATAATTTGTATCATCTGCGGTTTTTGCAAGATAAATCTTGATGTTTTCTATCTTACAGCCACCTGCCATTACACGGATAATCGGCTCATAGTTGTCCTCGGTAGCCCAAAGGATAACCTCGCCTTCGCCACGCAGGGTCATGTGTTCGACATTCATTTTAAGCGGCGAGGAAATTCTATAGACACCTGCGGTTATAACAACTTCACGGGCATAGGTTGGATTTATAGAAGCCGTTTGATTGATAGCCGTCTGTATAGCCTGTGTATCGTCCGTCACACCGTCACCTTTACCGATTTTGCCATAATCCTTCGACACTTCAATATTTTCAACTCTGTAATTCAAATCGTTTATGTTCGTTGTTACAGGCTCTATCATTCCGAGTGCCGCTTCGGTATTATCGGGGGTTTCAAGCACAAGGCTTTTATACGGCAAATAGCCGCCTTCGGGCATAAAGGTTATGATGTCACCACTGTGGATATACAACTTGTCAATATTGTATTTCCGTTTCGGTTTCGCAAGCTCATATCGGAATGTATATTGTGCGAGCTTTAAGCCCTGCTTTAAAGCCGCAAGACCGCCGCCATAGTTTTGCGCTATGGTGAGAACGGCATAGTCAGCATTTACAGAATATGTGAAAGCAACAGCGTATTTGTCATAACCGAAAGAGGTATAAGCCGTGATGTCATTTTCGCTTTTGACCTCAAACCCTGCTTGCAGTATGTTTGCGGCTGTTGCGGCACTATTGACCGCAGGAATTTCCTCTGCGGAGGTGATCGGTATTTTGAATTGTACGATTGCACCGTTTTGCGTTCCGATTCTTTCAAAGCTCAAAATCATATCGGCTGTTAGAAGCACCTCTTCAGAAAACCTTTGTATAAGCTCTGTTTCAGTGCATTCGTCATAAACTGTCTTGTAAGAAAAAAGTTCAGGGAAACCGATTATTGTGCCGTTGGTAGTTCGGAGAGTTCCCTTCGTTCCAGTAACGCTTGGAAACGGCTCGGTTCTTGTGTTCGTTATATGACCGTTCGGTGCAAATTTTGTCCCTATGTTCGTTGACGGCGCAGGGATAACTCTGTATTTAATCAATCCCTCATGACCATTATATGTCTCACCAATCTGTAGCCGCCCATAAGCCGATTTTGGAAGAATATCATAGTTATGCGTATAGATACTGCCTTTCACGCTTGAAGCATATGTTGACACCTCGCTGTGAGGAATAAAATACAGTTTTCCGTTTGCGTAGGTTTTGATTACGTTGTCAATAGGCTGTGTCGACTTATGCAGTTCGCTTCCTTCCATTTTTACAAGCGCATAAATGTTTTTGAAAGCTATTTGACCGTTAATACAAATAAACTTGCTTCCGTTTAAGGAGAACAGTAAATCGGGATGGGGCTTCAGATACGCTCTTCCGCTTGAATCCATCGTTGCGACATTGAGTTCGGTATCAAGCATAAACTCGGTATAGCTGACCGTTTTAAGCTGTATCAGGCTACCATCAATCTTTTTGACCGTCACATAAAAATACGGTTCTTCATCGTTGCTTGAAGGCTTTATATGCGGAAATACTCCCCATGAAGTGGTATATTGTTCGAGCTTGTGTTGCGTTTGCCCGTTTAGAATGTAGTATTCATTTCCGTTTACGCCCGTTCCTGTGTTCCAAGTTCTCTGATTCCATATACTGTTGTCGTTATAATTTCCGCTGTCTTTATAGTACAGATTTACAAGAGTGATGCCGTCACAGTCCGAGTAAGTATGTGTGTTTCCGTCCGCATCAAGCCAGCGATAATATGATGTCCGTATAGCGGCGGATTCAGAGGAGGTTACAAGACGATTTCCAAAACCGTAAGTATAGCCGTCCTTATCGACATACTCATCACGCATAAGCGGAAAAATATTAACTGTTTCGTAATCTGACAAGTCCATATCGGAAGTGTAATCAACACCTGCAGGTAAGCTGATAACCGTTCCGCTTACGGATGAGATTATTTTTCCGTACTTATTAGATACAGACCCGTAGCTTGTAGCTGTTGATGTCGGAATAACAATATCACGAAGCCCCTGCCAAGTTATCCTGACCTGCTCATCACTCGGCAAATCAACACGATAACCGTCTGTACCTTTTGCAATTATGTCCTGAAGGTCAATTACTATTTCGGATTTTGTATTGCCCACAGAAACCAAACTGCCGTCAACGGAAAACTGCCTGTTAAAGGAATATCCAGTCTTTGGAGCTTTCTTTAATTCGTCAATGTCCGATTCCGCATCGGTAATACGGGTATCAAGCACCTGCATGGTATAATCCGTATCTTCCGCATCAGATTCAATATCGGCAAGCCTGTCGTCTATTTCGGTTATCTCTTGTGCCGTTTGATTTGCTTGCGTTTCAACATTTGTCATTCGGCTTTTGATACTTGTAATATTTGAATTGGCAGTATTCATTTTTGTTTCTTGCGTGGAGATACGGCTTGACAAATTCGTAATGCTTGTATCGTGCCTTGTATCACTATTTTGTAGCTCGGTTATCCTGCCTTCGGTAACTGCTTGTCGGGAAGCTGTGTCCGCTTGTGCCTCGGTAAGCTCTGCTACGCTTTGAATTAAGCCATCGGTAATTCCGTTTAACACAGCAAAGCGACTGTCAACGGAATCGCCATCTGCTTTTGAGTGTATAAGCCTTATTATTTGTTCCCATAATTCGGGGAGTGGTTCAATCGGTGCAGTTCCTTCACGGTACGCACCCGTAACAACATTGATGCTTATAAGGTTTGTGGATAGCCGTTTCATGGCTTCATCAGCGTTTGTACCGAATACGCCTATATCTATCCTGCCTTGATTGTGGAGCAGTTCGGCAGGTACGGTGCATTTGCCGTTTTCAAGAACGACAAGCACATTATTAAAAACAGCAATTTTAAAGGGAATTTCATCCCAAGAACGACTGAATTCAAACTCGCATTCATAGGTGTTGATATTCCCCGTGTATATGGATATTTGTTTGTCTGTTGCTGTCAGCGTATCGCCAACGACTTTGAATTTGAATATCATACGCCCTCCTTATATATTTGCAGATAGCTTTCGCTTTCTTCTGCGTTTAGATAGTGTGTAAGGGTTATATAATAAACGGAGCCTTCCGTTAAGGAAAAGCTCCTTCCATAAAAATATCCGTCATATAGTTGTGTGAATGTGCTGTCATACAGCCGAATTTCATGGTCACCCGTTAACCGTTTTACTTGTATTTTGTAAGTTCCGTCCGAAGGTGGTATAAAGCTATATAAAGCCATTGTTTCAGCTTCCGTTTTCAAGTTTGCAGAGTAAACGGGTGCGAGCGAAATCAGGTCACCATCAATATTCACGAGAATATCTGTTGCTTGTAGCAAAGTTCCATCGACATTCGCATAAACCTCGGTTAAATCTTTTTTAACTCCTGAACGGTTTGTAAAAAAACCGTATTGGAATACGCCTGTTTCAACCTCGTTTACATCAATCGTTTCCGTGATTGTCATTTTCTCAACATTATACCAAACATCCCATGTTCGGCTTGAAGACTGTCGAGAAGAAGGGACAAAAGCAAACTGCGTAATATTATAATTTGCCACCTCGCAGTCAAGGGTATAGATACCATCGCTCGGCATAGTAAAAGATTTAACGGTAGTCCACCCACCACTGCTTCTGTATACTTTAAAGTCCCAACTGATACCCATAACTGTTCCTGACCCTGTATTTGTCACTTCCACAGCAATAGTTAAATATGATACTTTTGGTACGGTTGAGTTAAATAGCATTGGATAGGTGTAATTACCGTTTATGGTTGTACGGGTTTCAGACCAGTGGTTTCTGTATCGCCCCGTGTCACCGTAACCGCAATACGGGTAATCGTAAGTAAAATTTATTGTTGCCATAGTGCATCACCTTTAAATGAATGTCTTAATGACAATATCACCGTTGCTCGTTGTCGGAGGGGTAGCCCCACTCGTCCAAAACACAATATTTCTGACCTGTTTAGTCGTATATGAGGTGTTAGAATAAGCGGTTAGCTTTGCCGTCATAGTAGTATCGGCATTTTTCCTTACAAAGTTTGTATCAACATAGGTTTTATTCGCAATATCGTATGTTGAGGATGGACTTGCCACCTTTGCCCGTCCGCTACTGTCACGCATCATCAGGCGGCTTGCCGTATTGGAGTCGGTCGCATTGTCGAGTTTCGTTTTATCAGCCGCACTCATAAAACCGCTTGCAGAAGCGGATGCAACTGAGTGAGTTCCGTTTTGGATATGATTTTTACAATCCTCCAAGTTGACGGAAGGGTTAGATTGCCACGAGGTAAGCCCCGTTATAGCCTTGATGCGGTTTGCTATCCAACCGAGAACAACAGACAGCTTGCCGCCCGATGAGCCGCTTGAGGGTGCGTTCGTGGCTGAAACTGTAGGTGTCAGAGCCGCATCTATACTATCAAGGTCTGCATTGATTACAGCAATGTCGGCATTTTCCGTGTATAAAGGTTTTTGAAGGTTATAGTTTGTAGTTTCTCTCGGCATAATCAATCACCCCTTAAACCAAATTAAAACCTTGTCATCGGCGATTCTTTTCAGGACGGGATAACCATTGTCAATAGACCTTATTGCAATACCACCCTCGCCGCATCTGCAAACATCACCCGATTGCAAAGTACCATTATCATAAACAATGAGCTTTCCGATTACACCGACCGTTGCCCATTCGGGGCGGTCTTTTCTCGGCACATATTTAATTTCCGCATTCCATTCGGGGTTGAGTACCGGCTGGCTTTCGATGTGTTCTTCCACAAGAACATTTCCTTCCTCATCATATTCCGCAGGAACGATAACATCGTGATATTGTACACGACCGAAATCGTCTGTTATATACTTTCCCTGCCAATGCATCTCACCACTGTCACCAACAATGGCAGGAGTAGCGGACACAATGCCGAGAGGTATATCAAAGTCCTCGCACTTCACGATTTTGTCACCCGACAGCTTCACAAAATATCCTGCTCTGTCTTCTGCATCGGGATTACCATCCGCCCATTCAAAAAACTCGGCATAGTCAGCGCAAGGTGATGTATATTCACCGTCAGCGGATACATTACCATTGGAGCGTACCAAGAATGCCATGCCAGGAGATTTAAGATTTTCACCATTTGCAAGCCCTAATGAAAACCATTCCTCATTATTGCCATACTTTCCGAATGTAGTAGCTCCTGGAACGGCGGACATAACATGAATCCCGTGAGCAAAAGAGTATTTGCCTGTTGCAATGCTGTAATAGCCGCTTACAAAATCAGCTAATGTATAAGACGAAGAGGTGTCTAAAACAAAAGCATACGGTTGGGGGAATAGGGTTTCTTTATATGAATTTGTAGAAAAGCTTACATCAGTCAGCGTTAAAACATTATTACTGATACTGCTTATTGTTGCTTCTCTGAACAAAATCGCATTGTTTGTGTTATAGCAACGGATGACTATTTTTTTGCCTACAATATTCGTGGTGTCCTGTCCGCTTTCAATGGTTAGCGTTTTTGCGGAATTGTTAAGCGATACGCATTTTAAAGGTCTCCCGTAAATTCTTGTATAATCTCCGCACGAAAAGGAATAGGGTGAATAATTGTACGACTGATTTAAAGCGGCACTGCGCTCTGCATTTGCCTGTCCTGAGTTTGCCGCAAAAGAATAAATCCCTGTGGCTTTTCCGTAACTGAAAGCGGCTGTACCACTGTTTGAAGCCGTTGCGGAGTTTGCCGCAAAACTGTTATATCCCGTTGCGTGTCCAAATCCCATAGATACACTGTAATTTCCTGTTGCTTCTGACCCCATAAGAATTGCGGTCTTTATGCCTTCATACGAAAAATCTTCATTGAGTGCAACAAAGGTGTTTACATACGGATAATCTAAATTTGTGTGAATATCATCAGGTGGTTCAAAAGTTGCATCTAAGCCGCTCACCTTAAGATAGCCATTGCCTATTTCGGTTATTTCGCATAACTGCAATCCCGATTCAATATACACCCAATCCGTCCATTCAGAGTCTGCCCAGCTTACCGAAAATGACAGAGCTACTTTATCGCCAATCTCAAACGGAGCAGGTTGGGTTTGTCCAGTTTCATCAAAGCAGTCATAGTATATTTTTCCGTCAGTATCAAACCAATTGACATAAAAGCCGTTATACGGATTTTTATAAATTGTTTTGTTATTTCCAAAGAGATTTATATTGTCTCCGACAACAGTATTATTTGACCCGATGACAAGGTTATTATTGCCGTATACAATATTTCCTTTGCCGATAATAACATTATTTTCTCCGTCAACATATACTTGGTCGCCATCAACAGATGAGCCGCCTCCGCCTGTCTGATAGATTTCGTTGATTGCCTCAACGACTGTTTTTGCCGTTGTCCTTAATCTTTCCACATTGCCGACATCGGCATAAGTGGCAAGACCGATATCGTTAGGATGTATTTCCGCCATGTTTAAGCCTCCAATCTTGCATACGCTTTGTTTCCGTCCCATACGACTTTGGCATTCCCTCTGTCATCGGGACAGTAATATACATAATTTCCTATTACCAACAGGGATTTTACGACTTCAAATGTCAGAAGCCAATCCCAAGTATGTGCTTTAACCGTATCCCAATTTCCAAGCTCGTCCAAGATGTCCTGCCACAGCCGATAAGTGAAAATGTACTCGACCGCAAGGTGAGCAGGCTTTATTTCCTCAATCATTGCTTGTATATCCGAAAGGTTGTATGGGATACCTGTTTTTGATGTGAATTTGACCGCAAAGGCATATTCGGACGGGTGTTCGATGATTTCAATTTCACCGTTTATAAATGACTTTGCAACATTCTTCATCATAGCCTTTGTAACTGTACCCGTTCCACGGAGCTTTGATAAAACACGACCTCTGCGTGTGTCTATGTCCGCTTCACTGTCGGGGGTAAGTCCCACATCCTGTTCATGCTTTGAAATATCACGGTCGGACAGAATAACAAAAAACTGATTTTCCGTTAAGTTGGTTTCATTTTGTAACCGACTGAATTCCGCTTCTATACTGTCAACAATTTCTTTCATAACAGCAGATTTTCTGTAATATGAAGGCATACCATCAAACAATTGTAACACCTCCCAAAACAGGCACGGCGGTTTCGGAGACTTCTATATTTGCAGTTCCTCCGTTAATGGTGAGATTGGTATAGTCCGTAATACCTTCACAGTTTAAGATACAGCCGCCAATCTGTGCAAAGGAAATGTAAGCCGAAGAGAACGCTTTTTTCTGCAGGAATTCGGTTATGCTGTTTGAAATCCTGTTTCGAGCCGTTTCCTCCGTGACACCGCCTGCAAGTACGAGTGAAACAGAAATATTTATAGGTAGCGGAGTAGCACTTTCGACCGTAACCGATGCACCTATCGGACGGTTTTCCTCAATATGAGAAGCGACCTCGTTTATAAGGTCGATGTCCGCCACACCTTTATCAGAATTTATAATAATAACTTTAACCGTTCCGTTGCCGTTCCAAAGCGGTATACACTTTGCATCACCGACACCGCTGACTTCCTTTGCCCATGCAACATAGTGGTGTTTACTTCCCGATGTGGCAGGGAGCGATACCTTTTCAAAGTACCTCTCACGCAGTTCATCGTCAGTTTCCTCATCATAACCGCCCGATGCCGCTTCTTCATTGGTAACTGTTACAAGCCCAGGGAGCGTAACAGGGAATTTATTTATTGCTCCAATGGGGATATTTCCAATTCTCCCAAGCGTGTCGCAACTTGCCAAAACATGAGCAATGCCGCTTGAATCAAGAGATGCGTTTTCAATAATAGTAAATACAAGTTCTTCTGATGCGACTTTGTCACCGACTGACACACTGCTGTTCGGTGTGCCTGTGATTTTAACCGTTACTGTTGATGCTGTTGCCGCCTTTCGGGTTAAGCCTTGCTCCAATACCTTATTGTCGAGATATTCGCCCTCGGCAGTCTTTGCAAAGCCGTTTTTTAATATATCCTCAACCTGAGCGTACATGGTTTCAAGCTCTGTTGATACAGGCTTTTCCACATCATAAAAAAATGAGCCGACCGTTTTGTCGTACTCATTTGATATTTTAGACAGTAACCGTGATAGAATTTCCTCCTGTGTCACCGAGCTTCACCTCCAATTCAACGGTTAATGAGTTGATACCTCTTGTAATCTGTATATTTGATACGGAGCTAATCTGCGGATTTTGAAGGAGCGCATCTTCAATTTCCCGCTTAAGCTCCGATTCAATAAACGCTACCGAATAGCTGTTTCCGACAACCAAGTCCTCAATTCGTGCGCCATATTCGGTATCGTCATATATGTGAAATCTGCCTTTTTCCGTTCGCAGGATTTTTTCAATCCATACCTTTACAGCCTCAATACCGTCACATTCCACGAGCTTACCGTCACGGACGACAAAATCGCCTGTACTAAAATCAAAGAGATATGACTTTGTACCGAAGCTGTCCGAGGAAGAAGCAAATGATATTTCTTTTGTTTCGGGGAACATTAGCGTATCACCCCCATAAGTATAAATTTCTGGTGGTTCTGGTACGGAAGCAAGACCACCTCAGAGCCAAGATAGATGTACTCGTTATCCATATTTTGCTTTTTGAAATCAAAAAGCGATTTTATATAGCTGTCATTTAATATGATTTTGTCGCTGATGCGGATTTTCGTATTCGGCAGTTCGATTATAGTTCCGAAAACGGGAGAGTAGCCTGTGCCGTTTTCTCTTTCTTTCAGTAGTTTTGCAAGTTCCGTTATACCGTCCAAATTACCACCTCCGTAAATCAACTTTCACATGGTGTATTCCATTTGTTATACTGTGGTTTGTGCCTTCAATCAGGTATCGTACATCGTCAATATCCATTATCATACCTGCCCGTGTGTAGCTGTCCACCGACTCTATCATTTCAAAAGAAAAACTCTCCGATTGCGTGTTAAGATCATTGAGTTTTGCCTGTGCCACCGTCTGTGCATTTTCTTTTTCAGGATCTATCTTTACGACCTCTTGAAGTACACCAAATTTATATATGCTGTCGGTATCCTTAAGAACCGTCTGGACGGTATAAACGCTGTCTGCTTCGGTTATTACCTTAACACTGTTTTTCATATCCTCAATCGACACCGAATGTGACACACCGCCTCGAAGAGAGGGAGAGTAAATCAAAGGCGTGTTCGGTGTTATACGAAATTCGGGATAAGCATAAATCTCACCGTATTTATAAATCCGAAGTCCCTGCGGTGTCATGTCAAAGTTATAACCGCCACCGCAGAGTTCGAGAATATTTGTAATGATTTCCGACACAGCTTTATCCACATAAATTTGCTTTATTTCCGTTTTCAGTTCGGGAATCGTATCAATCGGGATATTGAAATCGGCACATACTTTGTTTATGGCTTTATATGCCGACATATTGTTAAACTGATATGTTTCCTTTGACTTATTCAAGTACCAACCAAAATCCGTAACGGTATATTTATTCCGTGTTTTGTCCGCATCATCAACGGCGATTACGATTCCTCTGAATATCTCGGCATCGGTAAAAAGGTTAATAATACTCCCGACTTGCGGAGCGTAGGTGTTAACATACCTTGTATCAGATTTTGCAACTTCAAAGTTCATCTTTGTCGCAAGCTCATCAATCGTGTTTTGCCACGAAAGACCGCCCACATAGCTTGAAATATCCACTCCGTCCGCAAGCAGTTTATATGTCTCGTCTCGATTAAGAGCAAAGTCCTCACGGATAGTATTGCCGCCCGTACCGTATTTGTCGGATAGTGAGTATTCCTTTTGGGTTGTCGTTCCCGATGCAGAAGATGACGAAGCAGGAGCCACCGAATCATCGCCTGTGTAACGAAGCACACAGTTCCACGGATAATTGTAGTAACCCCTTGTATATATTTCTTTGCCCGTCTGGTCACCTTTTTTGCCGCCTTTAGTTTTGCCGTTCTCGTTTATGGAAGCGTTGACGATTGTACCGCCGCCGTCCGTCACAACAAGTGCGGTATGGTGGGTAGTGTTTAAAAGCACATCGCCACGCTTTAAGCCACTGCCGTTTGAAAGTGTGATGCTACCCGTAACATCTGAAAAGCCGTATCTCAAGAACACACTTCTCATGTTGCCCGTGTAGGTAGCACCACCCGTTTTGACCTTTACCCCTGCTTGTTCAAAAGCTGAAATAACGAGAGAGGAACAGTCATAATCAACACCCCAACGGCTGTTTTGGTCATAACCATGCGAGTTATCATTGGCGATACCGACCGCCCAATTTACCGCACTTTCAATAACTGCGCCCATTAGATTAACTTCACCTCCGAGAGCGTTATGCTGTAATGCATATCGCCGTCTTTCTTAATGGTATAGGAAAAGCTCTCTATGGTGCAAGCCATATTGATTGGTGTTTCGGTAATGATGAGCCGCATCGGGAGCTTCTGCTCATACCATGTGTCAAGCAAATAGAGGTAACCGAAAGCCGTATAGTTTCTGTCACGCAAAAAGGGATAGTCCTTTGAAGGAAAGAAGCTATCCCATGATATGCTTTTTAACTGGCTTTTACCGATAAGGTTAAGCTCGCCCTGCGACACCGTTTCAAACACCTCATTCGAGCGGGGCTTCGATACGGTAAACTCGGAGGGCAGGACAGGAAGGCAGATAACCTGTTCACGGTTATTAACGCTTAAGTATATGTCCACAAAATCCCTCCTTACAGATTTGCAAGTGCGAGTTTTAACTTCGGCACAAGCTCGTTTACAATGGTATCTACAGGTTTCCCGTCTGCGTTCACAGTGATATAAAAGACATTATTGTTTGTGTTTGTTGTCTTATTAAGCGGAGTAACCTGTGCGCCTTTCGGTAGTGTGAGCATTTCCGCACCCTTTTCGCCTACAATTACACTACCTGCCGTTCGCAGAATACCACCGTTTGCAAGCATAGGTATTTGCGGCGCAGTAAAGGTGGGAATAGCAGGAATACCGACAGCACCTGTAACGGCATTGATGCCATTAATCAATCCGTTAATGCCGTTTACGGCTCCTCGTATCATGCCGTTGATGCCGCCGATGATTTTATTGATTGCGCCTTTAATCGTATTTACAATGCCGTTCCATACATTTTTGATGGTGTTTCCGATAGCGGAAAAGACAGATGTGACCGCACTTGAAATCGTGTTCCAAGCACCCGATAAAAAGCCTGTTATGCCCGTCCAAACCGAAACCGCCGTGTCCTTGATGCCGCTCCAAAGTCCGACAAAGAAATCACCGATTGCCGTGCCGACTGAAACAAAAAAGTCTTTGACCGCACCGAATGCTGTCATACACCACTGACAAATGCTGTCCCAATTCATCCAAAGAGCAACAGCTATGGCGATGAGTGCGCCGATTGCAACAATGATAATGCCTATCGGGTTAGCCGTTAAAACAGCATTTAAAACCATTTGTGCGACCGTCCATATTTTTGTCACTACATTAACGACAACAACAATCGCTTTATAGGCGAGAATTGCACCCGTTATTCCTGCGATAATCGGAGCAATCAGGCTCCAATTATTAACAAAGAAATTTGCTATTCCAGTTATGGCATTCAGCACCGTTCCAAACACGCCTACAAGCCCAGGGAGAGCCGTATCCTTAATCCAAATAAGAGTAGGCTTGCACAGTTCAAATGCCTTTTTGAGTAGTGTTCCTATATTTGTAGCAACTGTTCCCAAACCGTTAATTTTATCGCTGTTTTGTTCGATTGCACCCTTGATGTTATCAAAGGCATCAACCACATAATCCTTTACAGCACCGAAAGCGGAAATAAGCGGAGGGAGAGCGTTGTCTTTTAGCCAAATCAAAGGCACTTTTACTTTTTCGATTGCTCTTTCAACCAAATTCATTATGGTCGGGATTTTGTCCGCCACATAACCGACTATGGTAGTGACGGCAGGAAGCAGAGCCTGACCGACAGTAACCTTAATACCTGCCACAGCATTTTTAAGCCTTATAATCCGTCCTTCATTGGTGTTTGCCATCTCTTTTGCGAGGTCACCAAAGTTCTGTTGCAGTATCTCAACGAGTGCCGCACTCTTTTGTGCATCGTCACCCGTCTTTAAGATTTTAGCCTGTGCGTCCGTCATAACGATACCTGCACGGGAGAGAGCACCTGTTTGACCGCTGTACGCCTTACCGAGCATATTCGCCGACTGTATCATTTGGTCTGAAGTTACATTCACACCGTAGTTTGCGACAGCCAAGTTGTTTAACTGAGGCAGGAGCTTTTCAATACTGTCCGCTGACATTTGGAACGATGCAAGCTGTGAGGCACCTGATTTTTGTGCTGTTGCTCCTATGGTGGTCTGTTGTGACATCTCTTTGCAGAGGCTTGCCACGCTCTCTTTCGCTTTGCCCGTTATGCCGGGGATCTGATCCATTATGGTATTTAAGCGGACATTAGCTTCCTCGGCTTTCTGCGCAAGCTCTACGCATTCTTTTCCGATTGAAATAACCTGCCTGAACGAAGCATAAGCCGCAACAACACCGAGTGCCTTTTTTGCAAGAGAAGCGAGGGAATCACCTGTTGCTTTTCCCTGTGTTCCCATTTTTTTGAGGTTGCCTGTCGCATTGGTCGTATGCTTCTGAAAACCGTTTAACGAGTTGGTGGCGTTCTTGATAGTGGTAAAAAAGTTATTGTCCTTCAAAGATAATGTTGCGCCTATATTTTTAGCCACTGTTAACCACCTCCTGCAAGTGCCTTTGTTTTCTCGTATTCATCCTCCACGAATATTTCATAGCAGCCTTTATAAAAGACTTTTTCGGCAAACGGGAGATTTATAATATGTTCAGGCAAAATGCCACGATTTAAGAAGTGACAGAGCATACCGAGTTCTCCGTCACTTCTTATCAGTTTTTTATATCGTCAACCGCCTTAACAGAGTCAACATACCCAGCGAGCTTTAAGCACTCAAGAGCAATCTGCGGAATTTCACCTGCATCAAATATCTTTTCGACAATCTCCATAGGCTCAATGCATCCGAAAGCATCACGAAGTTCCTTTGACTTTAAGCACGGCTCCTTAACGCACTCGTAAACCATGTACGCATCGCCGTTGTCCATTTCCTGCGCTTCCTTTGCCATAGCCGAGGTCGGACATTCAACGGTGATAGTACCGTCCAAAGACGAAATATACAGTTCCTTTGTTTTCAGCTTGTTCTTGCTCTCAAGCATCTGCTCTTTTCTTTTTATAAGCTCCTGCAGAGTGATTTTTGCATTCTTGTTCATTTTCGTCTACCTCACTTTCACTAAATCGGGGAAGTAATAATCGGTGAAGCCACCTGAATACTCCTCATCAATCATTTTCCCGTTCTCAAACTTCTGAAGCGTAAGGTCGTTAAACCACGCATTCTCAACAACAAGGCGTTCCGAGCCATAGGCATCAGGGTCATCAATTTTTGAAATAATCTGAATGCGCACATCGTGACCTTTCTTTATCTTTTCGGAAAGAAGCTGTGCGCCCCTCGAAAAGACCTTTTTAACCTTCATGCTCCATTCGCCCGTTAGTCCTGTCATTTTGGAGTCCTTCGCCATCTGCCCGACAAAGTCCACATCCTCACGTTCAATTGTCAGCTTTGCCTCGTATGAATCAGTCTCATAGACAGGCTCACCATCTAAATAAACCATGCCCCATTTACCGTTCATAACACGGGGTGCTGTGGGTTTTACTGCCATAGTCCGTTACCTCCTTTACTCCATATAGACATTAAAGTTCAAGTCCTCAATCGCATCCTGCACCTGAATATTTGCTTTCACAAATACATTAGTACCCGTGTTTGCGGTCTTGATTTTCTCATCATCCCAAGCGGATACATCCTTGTGCAAGGAAAGCCATTCACGATTGCCTTCAATATCGATTTCAGCCTTGTTATCAAACTGGTCGTATAATACGCCCTGGGATGCAAGGTCACGGAAATATTTATTGACCGCCGCCAAGAACACGATTTTGTTATCATAGGAATTTTCGACCTTACCGACAAAATCGTCCTCGAAGGTTGTGCGGATATCGTCCCTTATCATATCAACCGCTTCAATGATTTTAATTTTCTTGAAATCCTCGCTCTTTGCATCGGTTGTGGTTGTAAGGGAATTAACGCCCCTTGCGATTTTGATTTTCGTGCCGTCATTTATGAGAATAAGCTGTCCGAGGTCAATATCGGCATCAGGCGTTTGACTTTCCTCTATGCTGTCAACTTCGGGAAGGACAAAGTATGTCGCACTTCGGTTGACAGGCATTCCTGCAAGGACACCTGCGATTCTCGTACAGAAACCTGCTGTCGTATATGTTTTTGATTCCACCTTGATTTCTGCGGTTGTGAAGTTGATAACGCCTTCATGGTTAGAAGCCGTATTTGCCGCTACCAATTTAAAGGTTTTATGGTAGGTGTCACGCTGTTCAATAACGAAATTTGCCAAAGCGACCGCTTCATTGCTTGTTGCATCGGGCATAGTCAGATAGTTCCATTTCTTGATTTTCAGCCGCTCCAAAACCTCATCAAGCGTATCCTCTGTACCGATTCGCTCAACAAGCACCTTTGACGGAGAGCCGAGGAATGCTAAGTGAAGATACGACAGATTATTTGCCGTAAAATGGCTTTTTACGACCTCGTTTTCATTTGAGAAAGCATAGCTTGTTCTCGTGTTGCTGTTATCCCTTACGATAATCGCAACAATCCCACGCTCACTTCTTGTAATAAGGGTTTCAGCGAGCTTTTTAAATTCAATGATTATTTTCGGAAGTCCCATGAGATTCCGTCACCACCTTTTCTGATAGATTTTTCATTTTCGGCATAGAGGGAATATCTATGTCGGTTTCCTGCAAATACTCCAAATCAAAAGTTGCCACAAGCGCAGGTTTCTCATAATCAAAGGTAATTTCATTGATAGATAGAAACCTGTCGTTTATGGCAATGGTGGAGTATAGAAATATTTGTTTGAAACGCTCTGCGTTTTTCACAAGTTCCTCCCGTGTTTCAACGGAAGGGAAAAAGGAGATTTCAATGCTGTCGGTTACAAGTTCGGTATAAACATTCTGAAGTTCTATCGAAGCAGGTAATACATCCACAAAGCAAGCAGGTTTTTGAAACCCCTCTTTGACCTCGGAAGCAAACACCGTATAACCGTTATCCTTCAGCTTTTTTGAAACAGCCGTTTGTATATCTTTTATCGTAATCACAACTGCACCTCTTTCGTCAGTTCGTCAAGCAGTTTTTCTGCCGATTTTCCGAATGTTGCTTCTATATCATTCATAGCCTCGGAAATCATGTGTGCGCCCTGTGTACGACCGTCTACTGAAACGCCACGCACCTTTCGTCCCAAAGCGTTAAGTTTTCTGCCGTTTGAGGCTCTTGTACTGCCACCATGAACAACCTCATGCCCTCGCTCAACAAGGTGAGCATACCGGTTTGCCGACTGCATACGAGCAACACGAGCCTTGCCGTAGGTCTTGGGCTTCTTGGTGCGCCAAGTACCTTTTAGCTTCTTTGTTTTGCCCACAGGTGTTTTCGACTTCGTTCTCGTAGCCGCAACACGAGCCATACTCATTAAAAAGGCATCACCTTTGGATTTGTATTTACTCTCAATCCTCTTGAAGGTTTTTTCCAAATCCTCGAAACCGAATGTATCACTGTTTTTAGCCATCGTAATCACCGCTACCAAAAGTCTGTGCTGTTTTGCTGTCATGCTCTGTGGCGATGATTTGTAGCTCATCGTGCTTGCCGCCGAGGTCAAGCACCGAAACGATATCAAATTCACGGTTGTCGTAAAGAATGCGATGTTCGGCTTTGATGCCACGAAAGAAGCGTGTAGATATTTTGTATGTTGTTTCTGCACGGAGCTTTTGACTTTCCTCGTATTCCCGTCCGCTCATCGGAGCGACAAGAGCCGCTACAGAGTAGTCTTTAAGTGCGAGCTTATGAGCGATAGGCTGTCCGTCCTCATCAATCAAGATTGCGTTACCGTCATCATCGTGCGAGAGATACACACGCTCATTTTCTATTTGCAACGGCAAGGGTAAATAAGGCTTGAAAGGTTTATACTTCGGTATGGTTTCGCCCATAGAATTTGTCACTTCATCTGTCGGACGAAGGAATATGATCCTGTGCCGTAATTTAGAAAAGTTCAATCAAAACACCTCGTTTCTGTATGCGTCCAAAAGCCTGTAAACAGCATCGGGTATCGGCGCACCGCTTCTGTTTTCGTAAAAATGTGATATAACCAAAAGCTGCGCCTGTTCGATAGGCTCTTTACGCTCATCCGGAAGTTCATGGCGCAGATAGTTTTCGCATAGTTCCTTTGCTAAAAGAATGAGGACGGATAGATACCCGTCCTCGCTGTCATGGTCAATTCGCAGAAATTCTTTTACAAAATCAAGCGTCAGCATTCTTTTTTGCACCTGCCTTTGAAGCGGCAGGTTTCGCTTCCTTGATTTCCTCTGCATATCCTGCAGAAACCAAATCTGCACCGATGTTGTCATCTACATCGGCTGTCTGATTTGCGATAAAACTGAAGGTATCACCTGCACAGCTTTTTGTAATTCGTATTTTCATTGTTCACGCCCCCAATTACGATGCTTTCATCGTGAGCTTCTTAACCGCCTCGGAAAGTGTGAGCTTGCCGTCAACACGCTGTGTGGCAAGGAAGCCTGTCTGGTCGTTTCCTGCATACAGTTCGTTCAGTCTCTTGAACACTCTGCCCTGACGGTCGGCAATCCAATAATATGAATAGTCACCGAAAATAATCGGCACTTTGGATGCGGCGATGGTGGGCATATACGAAGAAGCATATAGCGGTCTGCCGAGAAGCGTGTCAGGCTCACCATCTCTTACAGATGGTTGCCACAAATACTGACCGTTTTCGTCCTTCATTTTACGAATTACCTTAATGGTTGCATCGTTCATAATAAAGGATGCATTCTTTCTGTACGGTGTTTTAAGTGAATGGTAAAGGTCGATGATTTCATCAAGGGTAATAGCAGTAGCCGCCGCCGTTGTTACACCTGCAGATGCGCCTGTGATAAGCCCCGTAGGTTTGTTTGTGCCGTTACCATTAATAAATGCATCTTCCTCGGTATTACCGATTCGTCTTGCAAATTCGCTCGACAGATAGCTTTCAAGGTCAAACACACTGTCGCTCAAGAGTTCGTTGGAAACTTTAATCAGAGTACCGAGTTTATGCGCACCGAGCGTTACCTGACCGAAAACATCATCGCTTTCGGTGAGGGCAGATTCCTCTGCAAGCCAAGCCGCACTGCCATGAGAAGCTACAACAGGGATTAAACGTTCGCCGCTGTCGGTATTGATAACCTTTGCAAGCTGTCTGATGATGTTTGCTTCTTCCAAGCCCTGAATAAGTGTACGCTCAAATTCGTCAGGTACGAGATAGCCACCTTCGGAGTCAGTTCCGACCTGAAGCGCATTTACAACTTCATGCACAGGGTTTTTGCTTTTCAGAACATTCCAAAACTGCTTTTTATACTCGTCCGATGCACGACCTTCTTTTGTGGGTTTTACACCTTGAGGTGTGTTTTTAATCGGCTCTCCCACAGGCTTTGCAAGCTCAGCATCAAGTGCCGCCTGTCTCTCAAGCCTTGCAATTTCTCTGCCGTAGTCCTCCATATCCTTTTCCATCTTGGTGTAGGTCGCATCGTCCTCGGCAGAAAGAGTGCCTTTTTCGTTTCTGTGTGTGTCGAGAAACGCTTTAGCCGCTTCCCATGTCTTGTTTCTTTTTTCTCTGAGTTCTAAAATAGTCATAAGATAAAATCCTCCTCGTTAAATATGTTTTTTAATAAGCTCTAAACGCTCCATGAGCATATCAACAGAGCGTTCATTGGTGGTGGGTTGTTCCTTCGGTTCGGAAATAGGTTGCTTCTGCTGTTTAGGTGCAGGTTCCTGACTTTTGAAATGCTCCGAGACCTTATTGACAATGTTTGTGTTTATTTCACGGCGAGAAAACAGCATAGAGTTTTCGGGAGGCTTACGGATAGGCTCCTGACCCTCCTCCTCATCATCGTCCTCATCTGTTTCATTCGCCTTTGCATACAGCACCTCATCGGCAAAGCCAAGCTCCACAGCCTTGTACGCATCCATCCATGTCTCGTTGTCCATAAGGTGCGAGATTTTGGAGCGTGAAAGACCTGTTTTGAGTTCGTATGCGTTCACAATGCTGTCTTTTACGCTATCAAGCATTTCAATTGCCTTTTGCATATCCTCGGCGTTACCGAATGCGGCGGTCAATGGGTTATGAATCATAATCATCGACACGGGCGATACATAAACGCTGTCACCTGCCATAGCAATGACCGAAGCGGCAGAAGCGGCAATTCCATCAACCTTTACCGTTACTTTTCCGCTGTATTCTTTCAGCATATTGTAAATCTGACTTGCCGCAAAACAATCGCCGCCTGGCGAGTTAATCCAAACAACGACATCGCTGTCCTCGGCTTTTAGCTCACCCTCAAAGATTTTAGGTGTCACATCGTCATCAAACCAACTTTCCTCTGCGATTGTTCCGTTCAGATGAAGAATCCGCTCCTGCGTTTCCTCGTTCTTTGTCCAGTTCCAAAACTTCCTCGTCTTGGGTGTTTTCATCGGGATTTTCCTCCTTTCGGGTTTCATCATTATCTGCATCGGCAAACGCCCCTGCCCGATTAAGGGGTAGCATATTGCCGTTAATTAAATACAGGTCACCACCTGCTTCAGCAGGGATTCGGTCGAGATTTTCAAGCTCACGGATATCGTTTGCAGACATCCAACCGTTCTGCCTTGCAATCGAATAACCCTGCATCCTGCTTTGGTAGTCACCACGGAGCAAGCCTTCAAGATTGAATTTGAAAAAATACTTCTGCTTTTCATCGGGAGAGAGGAGCACACGCATAAGAGACTGCTCCCATCTGACAATCCACGGCTCAAGCGTGTATTTTACAAATTCAAGTGATTGTTGCTCTATATTTGAAAAGCTCGACTTTTCAAGGTCACCGACCATGTGCGGCGGCACTCTGAAAATTCGAGCTATTTCATTTATTTGGAATTTCCTCGTTTCAAGAAACTGCGCTTGTTCAGGGGATATTCCTATTTGTGTATATTTCATGCCCTCTTCGAGGACAGCGACCTTGTGAGCGTTGCCACTGCCTTTGAAGGTGGCGTTCCAACTGTCCCTTATTTTTATCGGGTCTTTAATAGTCCCTGGGTGTTCCAAGACACCACTTGGAGCCGCTCCGTTTGCGAAAAACCTCGCTCCGTATTCCTCACAGGCAATCCCCATACCGATAGAGTTCTTTGCCATTGCTATCGGGGAATAACCGACAAGTCCGTCAAATCCAAGCCCAGGGACATGGAGCACATCGTATGGATAGAGCTTCACGGTCGTACCTTTCATGGTCGGAGCCTCTTCCGAAGAACGGGTGTATGTGTACCAAAGCCTTCCGTCCGCATCACGGTCAACCGACATTCGGTTGGGCATCAGCGGATAAAGACCGATGACCTCGCCTTTGCCATTTCGGATAATCTGCGCATACGCATTGCCCCACAAGAGAAGGTGGGTCATAAGCGTTTCACGGAATACGAAGCTCGACATTTCGGGATTCGGCTCATCGTGAAGTATCCGATATAACGGATGGTCTATTGCTTTTTCCTTGCTTCCGTTTTCTTTGTACTTGTATAGGTGGAGCGGAAGCCCTGCGACAGCTTCGGCAAGTATCCTAACGCATGAATACACAGCTGTCATCTGCATGGCGGACATCTCATTTACCGATTTGCCCGATGTCGTGCCGCCAAAGAAAAAGCTGTAGCTCGACCCGACAGTCCTGTCCTTCGGCTTATCTCTTGACCTGAATAGTCCTGTAAAAATTCCCATGTGTTATTTCACCTCTTTAAAATAATTGTTTTTATGTAGTACCCGTTATGGTTATAACTGAAAGAAGTTTTAATAATTTAACCCCTTTACGGTAATAGGTGTAAGGCAAACCGCCGAACACCACACGGACAATTTTGCCCCCCCTTTGCGGTTATAAGTGAAAAACATACCGCCGATAGGGTTGCCCCTTTGCGGTTATAAGAGAAAGGAGTTGTTTAAGATGTTTGTAGTAAGGCGTGAAAAATGTAAGCAGTGTGGGTGTATGTTTACTATTTCACTTGATGAGTTCATCCACAAGGTCGATAATGGGATGAAACTCCCCAAACGGTGTAAAGAGTGTCGCAAAAAGAATCGTAAGTATCCTGATTTGTATGAGGGCTTACGGTCAATTATGCGCCTTTATCCTGCAACAAAAGGTCACAGACATTCAGTTCACGGCGGCTATCCAAATTTTGAAAGGACAGGTGATGCTCAATGAATAACAGCAATGAAAACAGCATTGACGAGTTAATGGCAATTGTTGACGGATTGCAAAAATCCACATTAAAAATAGTTGATATAAACAACTATTCCAAACTAATCAAAGCCGCAAATGCGCTCAAAAACTTTTTACATCAAAGCGCAACCAATGCGGAAGTCACCGTTCAAATTGATACCACCTTTAACTTAGGCTCAATTTCAGCGGAGGTATCAGAGTTAATCATTCAGAATGCAAGTAGCTTTTATGATGCTGTTTCTGAATGTGACAACTTTGATATATATGCGCTTACCAACGGGAACATAAGAATAGACATAACGTTCCAGAGTGTATTGCGCTCAATAATGTAAAGGAGGCTTTTTAACATGGATTTCTTTTTGGGTTTCCTCGGTCTTTTGTACCTTACTTATCGGTTGGGTAAGGAAGACGGCAATTGGGGATGTTTTTCACTCATTATAGGAATAGTGGGTCTGGTGTTCTTGTTGTCATTATTTAAATGAATAACAGACCTCGCTCATCATATACACTCTCTGTTGTGTCGTTTCCGCACCGAATGGCACGGTCGAGAGCCATTACGGTTGCCACTGCGCCGTCAATCTTTTCTGTCGATTTTTCCTTATCGGGTTTTATGTTTCCTGCAGGGTCGGTGCGGACATATATGTTATCCATCATCCATCTAAGGACAGGGTGACCGCCGTGTGCGAGCTTTTCCTCAAGCACGAGCTTCATAAGCTCTTTGGTCGGTGGTGACATATCCTTAAAGCCCTGACCGAATGGCACGACCGTAAATCCCATACCTTCGAGGTTTTGCACCATCTGCACAGCACCCCAACGGTCAAAGGCAATTTCACGGATATTGAATTTCTCACCAAGCGATTCGATAAACTTCTCAATATACCCGTAATGCACGACATTTCCCTCGGTAGTTTGCAGATACCCTTGTCGTTCCCAAAGGTCATACGGCACATGGTCACGCCGTACTCGAAGGTCAATGTTATCTTCGGGTATCCAAAAGTACGGAAGGATAATGTATTTATCGCTTTCGTCCACGGGTGGAAAAACAAGTACGAATGCCGTTATATCCGTTGTGGAGGAAAGGTCAAGTCCGCCGTAGCAAACACGCCCGTACAGTTCATCCTCATCGGTTGCAAACGAGCATTTGTCCCATTTTTCCATCGGCATCCACCTGACAGCTTGCTTTACCCACTGGTTTAATCGAAGCTGTCTGAATGAGTTTTCTTCCGCAGGGTTTTGTTTTGCCGATTCGCAAGCCGCCACGACCTTATCAATACCAACCGTTATACCGAGGGAGGGGTTTGCCTTTTTCCACACCTTCGGGTCTGTCCAGTCATCGTTTTCGTCTGCTCCGTAAATCACGGGATAAAAGGTCGGGTCGATTTTCCTGCCTTCAAGAATATCGACTGCCTTTTGGTGTGTTTCGTAGCAGATGGAATGGGTGTCAGTTCCTGCGGTCGTGATGAGGAAATACAAGGGTTGCATCCTCGCATCGCCTGACCCCTTTGTCATAACATCAAAGAGCTTTCTGTTCGGTTGCGTGTGAAGCTCGTCAAATACAACACCGTGTATGTTAAAGCCATGCTTTGAGTAGGCTTCAGCAGACAGCACCTGATAGAAACTGTTGGTCGGAAGGAAAACGAGCCGCTTTTGCGAGGCGAGGATTTTGACACGCTTTGCAAGTGCAGGACACATTTTCACCATGTCCGCCGCCACCTCAAAAACGATAGATGCTTGCTGTCGGTCGGCGGCGCATCCGTAAACCTCGGCTCGTTCTTCGCCGTCACCACAGCATAATAAAAGAGCGACTGCCGCCGCAAGCTCGCTCTTTCCCATTTTCTTTGGTATTTCAATATATGCCGTGTTGAATTGACGATAGCCGTTAGGTTTCAGCGTTCCGAAAATATCCCGTATGATTTGCTCCTGCCAATCAATCAGTTCAAACGGCTTTCCTGCCCATGTGCCTTTGGTATGGCACAGGCATTCAATAAAGCCTACGGCGTAATCAGCCGCCGTTTTATCATACACCGAGCCTTCAGCGAGAAACCGTGAAGGCTTGTAATTTTTTAGCTTGCGTATAATATCACCCCATTTCCACGCATAAAAAATAGACCTTTCGGTCTGATCTATAGAGAGGAACAGAGCCTTTCGGCTCGTTCCGTTGTTTTCGGTTGTCGTTGTTTTTTTTTATTTGCTTTTCTTGCCAAGCTCGTATGCGGCGATAAGCACCGTTTTAAGCTCCCAAACCGCAATATCGAAGAAGTCCAATTCATCGCTGTAATGCCTTTCAAGGTCTGCTCTCTTTTCCATTGTTACAACGTTCTCATTTACGATTTTTACGAGTTTTTGAAGTTCTTTCTTTGTCATGGCTTTTTGCCCCTTTCTTTTTTTGTAGTGTACATATTACCTCTAAAACCTATAAATAGCAAGTCATTTCAGAGACATATACTACACAAATATACAGGGCTTAATTTGTGTATATTACAGCAACAAAAAAAGACCCATTGGTCTTGTTGTAGAGAGGAACAGAGCCTCTCGGCTCGCTCCGTTGTGTTCGGGTTTTTTTATTTTGCGAGGATTTCCTTGATTGCTTTCTGAATAGCCCTGTTGCCTTTGATTTCGGCGTGTGTGCGCCAGTCTGTGAAGCAGACCTCGTTAATTCCGTTTACCCCAAGCATATAGCGGTATTCATCGTCCGTTCCATAAACCTTCCTTGCAAGCTCGTTGTAAAGTTTGTTTGTCCTCTCGGAAATCTTTGTTAAATCACACATTCTTGTGTCCTCCTTTAATCTGGGCTTTGCCCTTTTGTTGTGTACATATTACCTCTAAAATCGCTAAATATCAAGTCATTTTCGAGACATATACTACACAAATATTCGGAAAGGAAATTGTGTATATTACAGCATTTTACAGGCACGGAAAATCATAAAAAATAGACCGTTCGGTCTTGCAGTAGAGAGGAACAGAGCCTCTCGGCTCGTTCAGTTCGCTTTGTAAGGGGCGTGTTTGCCGTTTTTAGGCGTTGATTTGCGCCGCAAAGTAATAACCAAACGCATCCCTTGCAATGCCGTAATTGCTTTGAATACCGTGCTTTCTGTCCTCGCTCATGGTTGCTTCGGCAAGGGTGGTAGCCGCCTGTTTTGACTGCGCTCTTGTAAGTCCTGGGAAGCGGTATTCACCGTCCTTTTGAAGCCTTCTGATTGAATCCTTGTTTACAATAATTTCGTACATTGTTTGTAACTCCCTTCGTTTTTGTTGTACCCATATTACCGTATTTTTAGGATTTTATCAATACCATTTCTACACAAATATTCAGCAAGCACATTGTGTATATTATGCGCTTGTACGAGCAAAAGAACCGCTTGGGTTCTTTGCTTTTTTAAGGCTTTTATCGGAGTTCCAAAAGCAATGCAGGAATTCGCTCTCGCTCGCCTGTTTTGTAATCCTTGTGAGGTGTGTTTACTTCCGTAAGGCTTACAATGTAGGCTCCGTATTTTTCAAATTCCTTCAGGGTTTTTACCAAGCCGCTGAATCCGCTTGAAATCGTGAATTGCTTTTCCTCCATACGCAGGAGCGTGTCGACAAGCTCTGGAATTTCGTTGTCGTTGATTGCCTCGCTTAAATCAAGGAGTTTGTTGCCCGTTTTCTTTCTGTGCATCACCGCCCAAAACATTGTGCGGTTGATTCCCGTTTCTCTGTAGTCCGCTGAAAAAAGCTCCTTGTTTAAATAAAATTTTACCATTTCTGGTTCCTCCTTTTTGTTCGGGCTTTGCCCTTTTGTTGTGTACATATTACCTCTGAATCGCACTTATATCAAGTCATTTCCGAGACATATATTACACAAATATGCGGAGGTTTCATTGTGTATATTTGTACGACCAAAAGAGCCTCCTGCGGCTCCTTCGGTACGGGATTTTAGTAGTTAAGCATTCGGATTGCTTTTTTCTTTGCCCGTTTGTCCGAACAGATTTCCTTGTACCTTGCGTTGACCTCTGTAAGCCCTGCCATCTTGAAACCGTGTTTTTCAAATTCGGCAAGGGTAGGTATCAGGCTTGAGAAGTTGCTCGAAATCGTGAATTCAATGATGCCGTTTGCTTTCAGGAAGTTTGCGATTTCCTCAATGTCATCCTCCCAAATACACTCATCAAAATCAATCAGGTCGTTTTCCGCTTCGATGCTCGTGCGGTATGCCCAAAACAGTGTGTGGTTGATTCCGACCGCTTTTAAGCTCTTTACCTTGTTTTCGATTGCCTGTTCAAATGCTTCAATCCTCATCATTTCCGTGTCCTCCTTATTTCGCAATGTGGAAAAGAAAATCGCCGCCGTCCGAAACACAAAAGTCTGTGACGTTCCAATCGTCAAAACTGTCGGGAATGTCCTTAACGCTTCCTTCAAAGTAGGTTTTTGTCAAGGTATCCTCGGTCAAGGTCACCAGTGCGTTCCTGTTAATGAGTTCGTAGAATTTGTAAAGTTTAAGCATTGTGTTGCCCTCCTTGTTTTTTGTTGAGTACATATTACCTCTAAAACGCACTTATATCAAGTCATTTCGACACTATATATTACACAAACATTCGGAGGTTTTATTGTGTATATTATGACGAGCAAAAGAGCCTTTTTGCGGCTCTTTGCAGGGCGTTGGTTGCGGCTTATTTGTCGAGCTTGTCAAAGCACCATTTGATTGCCGAGCCGCTGTCATGGAATGTGATGTCTGCCTTTTCTGTCATGGCGAGGCGGCATTCAATTTCTGAAAAGCCGTCCGTTTCAGGCTCGTCAACAAACTCGTAAATCTCGGCTTCATATTCACCCTTGTAATTAAGTGATGCCAAGCAAACGTGGTGCTTATAGCGTACAAGCGCATCGTAGGATGGACTCATCGCAAGGTCAAGTTTTTCAATGGTTGTGAATTCTGTCATTTTCGTTTCCTCCAATTTTTGTTTGTTTTCCCTTTCGGTAGTCACATATTACCTCTGAATCGCATATATATCAAGTCATTTCAGCGATATATACTACACAAATATAGAGGGCGTTAATTGTGTATATTACGTATGATTTATAACGAGGAACAGAGCCTTTCGGCTCGTTCCGAAATGGTGTTTTCACTCTTCAAACAGCCCATGACCTTTGCCCTCAAACATCAAGCGGTCAAACACTTCACAGTCAATGCCGCTTATTTCGTTGTATACTTCTGAAAGTACTATAAGCGGTCGTTTGATTCGGGAAAGGTATTCAGTGTCATCATCGCTGAACGGCTTGTTAAGTTTGATAAACTTATATAACTGTTTGGTCGTTGCAATAAGCTCAGCGTTTTTAATAAGCTCTGAAGCCGTTTGCTTTTTCAGCCCTGCGATGAATTCATAATACTGTTCTGTGATTTGGTCGTATAACTCATTTTTTGTCATTGTCGCTCCTCCTTACGCTTTGTGTCTGCCATGAATGGCTCTTATGATATGTTCCTGCTCTTCCGCTCCAAGACCGAATGCCGCCAAACTTTCACGGATGCCGCAATCGGGACAGATGAGTGTTTTGTTGTCGGTTCTTGAAAGTGCAGGTGCTTCATAATAAACCATGCCGCATTTCGGGCATACGGTTTCGGGATGTGTTCCGTTCTTCATTCCTTCGTCACCTCCTCGCTGTAGCGGAGTGATTCAAGAATGCGCTCGTAGTTAAAACCGAAGGTCATATAACCTGTGGCGCATACTTCAACATAATGCTTTGAGGGAATTCCGATAGGTCTGTCCTCGTGCATAATGTAAACGAAGCCTTTGGTTTTGTGTGTTCTGCCTGTCCTTATACCCGTGTACTCGAAGGGAAGCTCCTGCTTGTAATAGAAGGTGGGAAATCCCTCGTAGCGGTCAAGTGCCGCCTCGTCCGTTGCGTTGACCTCCCATACCGCAAAGGGTACGCTATAGCCTTCGCACTTTTCTATGGTAAGGTATGCTCCCGTTTTACTTCCTTTGAAAAGAAGCCTCCAATCCTTAAGTTCACCCGTTCCCATAATTTTTGCGTGTGGGCATCGCCATTTCATTTGCTGAACATTGAGGTTGCTCCCGTATGCGATGTACTTTCTTTTTGCCATAAAAAAATCTCCTTTCAAATCGTCTTCTACCACCTTAAGACCGCCGTAGCGGTCGGGTGTCGGGGTTTCTGCTTTATGCAGGTCTGCCGTTTCTGAAGGCTGTGTCCCCGTCAAGTCGCTTTGTAAAGAGGTCTCTTGCTGTTTTGAATTCGTCACCGATAAATCCGAGGCGGAGGAGCCAAGTTCGCATTGCGTATTTCGGGTTTTCGGTTTGCTGTGGCTTCGGGCTTGCTGTTTTCTGTGTTTTTGCCATTTGGGAAAGTGCAAGGCAAAGCTGAATGTAGCTTTTAAGCTGTCCTGCGTGTATGCCGCCTCTGCGTTCCTCCGTGGGGTTGTCGAATTGGAAAAGTCGGAATTCAACCGTTCCTTTTGTAAAGGTTGCGTGGAGGTTTAGCATTCTGTAGCGTGTGTGGTTGTAATGTGCGCCTCGGTACTCATTGTTGTCAGCGTACCAAATGTCCGCAAGTGCCATCATGCTCCTTGGCTTCCTTCTGTTCAGCCTTGTAAGGAAGTTTGTGTCGACCTGTCTGCAGTAGCTGTTTATGCGGCTTCTGTCAAGGCTTAATGCGTTTGTCAAAAGGCTTTCGTGGCTTGCCATGATGTTTGCGAGGTTTCGGAGCGTTCCTGCTGTGTGTCCGTCTGCACCGATGTGACAATGTACACCGCATCCGTGCTGTGGGTTGGAAACCGCACCTGCGTGGCGTAACTGCCTTGCGATTTCCTGCAAGTCCTCAATGTCATCGTAGTGAAGGATGGGTGTTCCAAGCTCTGCTTTTTCGCTGTCCGTCCGTGCCTGTATGCTAACGTCCCTCGTTATCTTCCAAGTCCTGCCTTTGGTGTCCTTGCAACTCCAAGTGTCATAGCCGCCGCCGTCATGTTTTACTGTGCTTTCCGTGCCGTAGTATTTTGCGACCGTTCTGCAGGCTTTTTCTCTTGTAATGTTTGCCATCTCAATTTCAATCCCGATGGTCTGCTTTTTCATTTCCTCGATAAAGTTTCTTGTTTTTTCGTTCATGGTTTTTACTCCTTTTCAAAAGTGTTTTCTGTTCTTTTTGTAGTCACATATTACCTCTGAAAAGGGTATATATCAAGTCAATTCTGACCTATATACTACACAATCTTTCAAGGCTAAAATTGTGTATATTACAGCTATTTTTCGGGGTATCCGATGCCCTTGAAATTGTAGTTTCCACGCTTGATTTCGGCGAGCTCGGCTTCGGCGGCTTGCTTGAATTCGGGAAGCTCTCGCTCCTTCTTACTACAGTCCATACAAATGCAATCCTCATTGAACATGGACATTATTCTGCCGCTTTCAAGCGAGCCTCCGCAACGGTCACATTTGGTAGTTGTGAAAAACTTATCAGCCATTGTTCTGCACCTCTTTTTTCTTACCGCTTTTGAAAGCGGAGCTTCCTTCGAGGTTGCGGAGCAGGATTTTTCTCGTTTCCTTATATTCCGTCCCGATAAAGCCGAGGCGCAGGAGGAAACAGCGGAATGCGTATTTTTTGTTTTCTGCTTTTGTTTCCACAGCGTTGATTCTCGTGAGCTTTTTCGAGTGTGCGCATAGAGCGGCGATGAATTCTGTATAAGCCTTTGCATCGCTCGGCTCAATGTCACCAAACCACGGGAATGTAACTCGGTCTTCCAAAAGCTCTATGCGTATATCGCTTATTCCGAGTGCTTCCTTTATAAGCTCGCCTTTTGATTCAAGCAGGTTTGTAAGGTTTCCAACATTCACCTTATCAAGCGGTATCTCGACCGTAAGCCCTGTGGCTTCTACTTGGGGCTGGTCGGTTTCAGCTTCGCTTTCCTCTGCAACGAAGCTGTTGTCGTAGAGCATTTCGAGCAGTCTTTCAATAACCTCGCTGTCGGCTCTGTCATCAAATATAAGCGTTCCGTTTTTGTCAATGCTGAAGTAGTCCACCTCGTAGGCAAAGCTCGGTGCGCCTTTGTACTTTGCTTCGCACCCTGTGAAGTTTGCAATAAGACTTACGAGTTCTTTGCGCTTTGCGCCTGTGACATTAAACTTTATGTTTGCATTGGTCGTTGTCATTTTACATGACCTCCTTCTTTTTTGTTAGCCACATATTAACTCTGAACGCCTTATTTATCAAGAGTTTTGACACTAAATACTTCACAAATATGTGCCTTTGAAACTGTCTATATTACAGCATTTCAGTCCTCTTTAAAACAGAGGGATTTCCTCATTGCTGTCGTGTATATCTTTGTATGGTATAGTCTGATTATCTCTGATAACCTTGACTTCATCATCCGAGCCGACCTGTTCAATATACCGTTTCACGATGACATCGCAGAATTTCTCGTCCAATTCAATGGTACGGCAAATTCTGTCCGTCTGCTGACAGGCGATAAGGGTCGAGCCGCTTCCACCAAACGGGTCAAGCACGATGCAATTGGACATACTTGAATTTGTAATCGGGTATGCAAGGAGCGGAATCGGCTTCATGGTCGGATGGTCGGCATTTTTCTTGGGTTTGTCAAATTCCCAAATGGTCGATTCTTTTCGCCCCGTGTACCACTGGTGCTTGCCTTTCTTTTTCCAACCGAAAAGGATAGGCTCATGTTGCCATTGATACGGGGAGCGACCGAGAACAAGCGATTGCTTCTTCCATATACAAGTACCTGAAAGATAAAAACCGCTGTCTTGAAAAGCCTTCCTGAAATTCAAGCCCTCGGTGTCGGCATGGAAAACATAAATACTCGCATCGTCAGCCATCGCCGCTTCCGTATTCTTAAAGGCATCAAGCAGGAAGTTATAAAATTTATCGTCAGCCATATTATCATTTTTGATTTTTCCTGCCGAGCCTTCATAATTGACATTATACGGAGGGTCAGTTATAACAAGGTTTGCCTTTTCGCCTTGCATCAGAGCTTCAAAGGTTTCTGCCTTTGTACTATCACCGCAAACGAGACGGTGCTTTCCTAAAATCCAAACATCACCGTTTCGTGTCAGCGGCGGCTTTTCAAGTTCTGCCGACACATCAAAGTCATCGTCTTTTGCTTCTATGCCATTATTAAAGAGTGTGGCGAGTTCCTTCTCGTCAAAGCCTGTCAGAGACGGGTCAAAATCCATGCCCTGCAGAGCTTCAATTTCTACTCGCAGGAGTTCTTCGTCCCAACCTGCATCCATAGCCATGCGGTTGTCTGCAATGATATATGCTTTTTTCTGTGCCTCGGTTAAGTAGTCGGCAAAAACACACGGCACTTCCGTAATGCCTTCTTCTTTCGCCGCCATAATTCTGCCGTGACCTGCTATAACATTAAAATCCCTGTCGATTATAACGGGGTTGATAAATCCGAATTCACGCAGAGACGAGCGCAGTTTGGTAATCTGTGCAGGTGAATGGGTACGGGCGTTATTCACATAAGGAACGAGCTTCTCAATAGAAACAAGCTCCATTTCGGTTGTTGTTTTCATCTGACAAGCCCCCATTCCGCAAACTTCTCAAAGCCGCCAACGGAGCGGATATAATCTCTTGCTATTTCCACGATTTCGGAATACGCCTTTCCGTCAACGGTCTCATCGCCAATGGCACAGCAAAGCTCCACAGGTTTGTGTGTTTCCTGTGCCTTCATCCATGCATAGATGTTTACGCTGACATCGGCTTTCGAGAGGTCTTTGCCGTGCAGACCGCCGCCTGTCACGCTGTCTGCCATATCGCTTCCGAGCTTTCGGTTGGTCGCACCTGTGTCCACATCCGTGCCGCCAGTCCAAAAGCCGAGCGGATTTATTTCGGCATGGGGATATGTGCTTTTCAGTTCCTCGGTGCTTGCATTGCTCTGGCAAATAATGAGGCGAGCCTCATCTAAAATGTACTTGCCGTCACACGGGTATGTGTTATACACACTTTTTGCAATTTCGGTCAGAGCTTTCTGCTCCTCGGTAATGGGCATACCTTTAAATATGCCGTTATCGCCGCACCGAAAACCGTCCGCTTGGTTTGCGGCAAGGTGACTGTCCTGTTTTACGCATCTGAAATCCACCATTAAGTCATTTCCTGCAATTCTATGAACAGCCTTACAAACTGCGACCGCATCAAGTTCCACGGACGATTCTGCAATGACATGACAAACGCCGTGTCCTATCAAGACTTCCACGGCGATTTTCGGGTTTTCCTCTTTTTCGTATGCAAGGTCGACAAGCGCACCTGCAATTCTGTCTGCCACCTTATCGGGGTGAGCAGGGTTTACTTTTTCAAACATAATCTTATCCTTTCCGAGCGTTTAACAGTCGCTCCATCATATCGTCCTGCGGATTGCCCACGAAAGCTGTAGTGCAATTCTGCTTGACAATTTCAAATATTTCATACCACAACACATTTGCTTGCTTTTGAAAAGACTGGCTCATGGTTACGAACGGGCTTGTAATCGCACCGCCCGTAGTGGGGTGCTTTCCGAGCAAGCCGTAATCAGTGACCGCCTGTTCGCACTGAATAAAACGAGCAAACGCCTGTGAGTAGCTTTCCAAAAGGCGTGGATTGACGAGCTTTTCACAGCCTCGGCTTTTCAGCCAGTCCCAAGTTTCCCTAAATATAATGTCTGCGCCGAGTGGCTTTCCGTCCCTCTGCATAGCACTCAAATATTCGCTTGGGTTTGGCATATCAGTTCCTTCCAAATCCGAAACCTCACCGAGGTCATCACTGCCGTCCAGTTCTGTATATGGAAGTCCCATAACCTTTGCGGATTTACCGTTTAGTATTTTATCGGCAAGCGCATCGGGTTTGCCTCCTGCTCGTACCCGTCTGCCGCCTCTGTTAGTACCGTCTTTTGCCATTTTGAAATCACCTCCGTTTTTGCTTGGGTTTAATAGGGCGTTTGAACCGAAATTTTTATACACGAAGCCCCGCGCCCGTTCAGTCAGCGGAGGCTCACAGAGATTGAGACCGCCCCTGCCGTCTGTGTTTTGGTGTCCATCGACCGCCTTCCCGAGCAGTAATCTCGGAGTGGCACACCTTGCAAAGGGACATGAGGTTGTCCTCTGCGTTCGTTCCACCTTGTGACAGCGGTTTGATGTGGTGTACCTCTTCCGCAGGGGTGAGCTTGCCGCTTCGCTTGCACACCTCGCACAGAGGATGCGCCGCTATGTATCTGTCACGAATGACCTGCCATGCTTTGCCATAGCGTTTACGCATCGCAGGGTCACGGTCGTACTTCTCGTACCTCTTTGCTTCTGCTTTGGCGTGTTCCTCACAAAACCGTCCGTGGGTTAATCGGGGACAGCCAGGGAACGAACACGGTCGTTTTGGTTTCAGGGGCATGGGGTTATCCCTCCTTTCTGTGTGAAAATAAAAAATGATGTGACCATATCTCACATCATCGTACATGATTTTTAATTTTTGCGGATGATGTCACAATGTCAGACACCATCGTACAAGGACAGGAAAGCCCATGCAGTTTTTCCTGCACGGGCTTTCAAAAAAGGAGATTTATGGATTTAGTGTTCCTTATCCTGCATTCCTTGACATTTTACATTATACCATAATGCCATACTCTCATTCAATCACATTTACTCTCCACTTTTATTTTTTTTTGCGGAATTTTAAATTCCTTCAAGGCACGGGAGTGAAGTCGGAAGGTGTGCTGAATACTCAAATGCAATGCCATAGAGATCTGTTCCCACGATTCAAAACATAAGTACCGCAGTTCAAGTATGGTCTGGTATTCGGTATTCCCGACAGCCTTAATCGCCCGTACCATTTCACGCTTCAGGTCGACAAGCCTGTCGATGTCACTATTGATTTCATGTTCCAAATCAATGATTTTTGTAATCGTGTCAGCCATTGTCGATGTGCTTTTACTCGGCGCATGAGGCATTCCTGTAATTGTTGAAGTACACTTTGTTGCAAGCTCATTCAAAGAAGCCACTTGACTGATTTTTGCGTTTATGCGTTTGTCAAGTTGGTATGCCTGTGATAAATATTCTTTACTCGTCATATTGATTTACCTCCAATCTCTGCTTTGACCGCCTCAATCAATGCGGTCTGCGTTCTGTCCTTATCGTTTAAGGCTTTCATGATTTTCTCATCAATCGTGCCATTTGTTATAATATGGTGTATCACGACCGTATCGGATTTCTGTCCCTGCCGCCATAACCGTCCGTTGGTTTGTTGGTAAAGCTCCAAGCTCCATGTGATTCCAAACCATATCAAGGTCGAGCCACCTGCCTGAAGGTTTAGTCCGTGACCTGCCGATGCAGGATGGATAACCGCAACAGGGATACTGCCGCTGTTCCAATCGGCTATGTCCTTTGAGGTTTTTATTTCACGGACGGTAAACCTCTTTTTTATTCGTTCAAGGTCGTGCTTATACCAATACGCCACAAGAACAGGTTTGCCGTTGGCGGCTTCAATTAAGTCCTCCAAAGCATCAAGCTTTCGGTCGTGGATGGGAAAGACATCCTTTTCCTCACCGTACACAGCCCCGTTTGCCATTTGGGAGAGCTTGCCCGACAAAGCCGCCGCATTACCTGCATCGACCTCGTTCCCGTTTAGTGACACCACAAGCTCACGCTTGAAAGTGTCGTACACCTCCCGTTCCTTTTCGGAAAGCGTGACCTTCACGGTGTTCATAATGCATTCAGGCATCTCCAGGTAGTCGGTGCTTCGCATGGAAATCGTGATGTCCGATATGCGTTTATAGATTTCATCCTCCGCACCGTCTTTCGGCTTGTAGGAAAATATCACCTGTGCGTTTCGCTTGTCGGGAAGGAAAAATTCGTCACGGTAATGGGTTATAAACCGTCCGAGGCGTTTGCCCATATCAAGCAGTTTGAATTCAGCCCATAAATCCATAAGCCCGTTTGACGATGGCGTTCCCGTAAGTCCGACCATGCGCTTTACCGTTGGTCTTACTTTCATAAGGCTTCTGAATCGTTTTGCCTGATGCGATTTGAAGGATGAAAGCTCGTCAATCACCACCATGTCATAATCGAATGGAAGTCCGCTGTCAACAAGCCACTGAACGTTCTCTCGGTTTATGATATACACCGTAGCCTTTTTTGAAAGTGCCGCTTTGCGTTCAGCTTCCGTTCCAACTGCCACCGAATATGAAAGTCCGTTCAGGTGTTCCCATTTTTCGATTTCGTCCTTCCATGTATCTCTCGCTACTCGAAGCGGAGCGATGACAAGCACTTTAGACACCTCATAATAATCAAAGCAAAGGTCGTATATGGCGGTCAGGGTGATTACGCTCTTACCAAGTCCCATATCAAGGAACACGGCGGCGATGGGATGTTGTTCCACAAAAGCCGTTGCATAGGTTTGATAGTCATGGGGTTTGTATTTCACTTAATATCCCTCCAATCATTTCAAGGCTGTCTATGCAGTACACCTTAAATCCTAACGCTTCAAGTTGTCTTTTACGCCTTACCTGAAGCGGTCGCATTTTCTTGTTCGGTGCTTTGAGTTCCGCAAACGCCATTTTACCGTTTGGCATCAGGATTAAGCGGTCAGGAACACCGTCAAGGGAAGGCGATATAAATTTCAGGCAAAGCCCGTTTTGCTTTTTTACCTGTTTTACAAGGTATGCTTCGATTACTTTTTCTCGCATGATTTCCTCCGTGTTTCTCGTTATTGTTTCTGATGGGTCTAAAACTCTCTTACGTGCGTATATGTGTGTTTGCGTTGTTTTTCTCTCTTATATACCATAACTCTATAAAGAGAATAGGAAACATAGTAAACAGGAACACTGCAAGGCTACCGCCGCTTGGGGTTTGGGCTGTTGCCCTGCAATGTTGCCGCACGGGTTTTGGGTTACAAACAGAAACAATTTCACTTCTATTTTTGTTTCTTATCGGAAACACGGACGAAGGTTTTTTGAATGCCGTATCCCGATACTCGTGTTTTGCCCGATGCGCTGTTTGCATAACGCTCCCAACCGCCGAGCTTATACAGCATACCTTCGATTTCGTATGAGTCGCTTTTCTTTATGGATTCACGGGATTTACCAAAGCACTCACACCATATTTCCATAACGCATACACGCTCACGGCGCACCGTTCCTTTAACAGCCGTCTGTCCAAACTCCGAGCCTTCGAGGAAGTTTCGCCTTTCATATAAGTCCATACCCGACCAGTTTTCAGGGAGCAGGGTTTCGAGGTATTCCTCCACCAAGCCTTCTCGGTCATCGGTTTCCATAGCATCACGCTGACGGTCGTAGGCTTCGATTGCCACATCGTCCCTTAAGAACAGTTCCTCGCCTCGGTTATAATACTCGACAGCTTCTGCCCATACTTGGTCGACCTCGGTTAAGTCCCAAGCGTGGTATTTGCCACAGCCTGTTACACGCACAGGGAAAAATCTGCGGTTACCCGTTATGTCACGCAGGAAGCCGCCGTCAGAGTTGGTCGTGCCGACAATAATGCAGGAGCGTGGATGGCTCTCAACATTTATGCCGTATGCCTGACGGAATTTATCGTCCTTTCGGGAAATGAAGGATTTGACGGTTTCCACATCGACCTTCTTCATACCGTTAAGCTCCGAGATCTCCAGAATCCAATATCCCTGCAGTTTTTCGGATGCGGTCTTGTCCTTCATGTCCGCTATGGACAGAGAATCGGAAAACCACTGCCGACCGAGCTTTGCAAAGAGCGTGGATTTGCCGATGCCTTGTCTGCCAATAAGTACAAGGATAGAGTCAAACTTCGTCCCTGGGCTGAAAGTTCTCGCAACAGCCGCTACAAGTGTTTTTCTCGTAACCGCCCGTACATACGGCGTATCCTCTGCGCCGAGGTAGTCGATGAGCAAGGTGTCGAGCCGTTCCACGCCGTCCCAGGTGAGCGAGGACAGGTAATCCTTTACAGGGTGATAGAGCCTTTCCGCAGAGGTTACCGCAAGCAGGGCATCTTTGAATTTCGTGGGTGACCATATCCCGTAGGTTTTTTCAAAATACATCTTGGCGCAAGCCATATCGGTATCGCTCCATCCTGGCTTTACCTGCCGCCACGGAAGTGAGCCGATGACATCAAGCGTACTTTTGAATTGGTTATACACGATGCCCTGTAAGTTCGGGTCGTAGCGGAGTATGGTGCAGATGTTCGTCAGGGTGTCTTTTATGCGACCGTTTTTTTCAAGCTCAAGCTGTGTCTGCCAATCGCCGCTGTCGAATTCGTCTGCCGCCTGTGCCATACGCTCCTCGGCAAGAACGGCTTTTACCTTCGTATCGGTCAGAGCAAAATCGTTCATTGCTTTATATGACGGAAGCTTACTTGTTGGCGTTTGCGGAGCGGCGTTCTCGTCAAGGCTTCCGAATTTGTGCATACGCACGAGGTCGTAAGCGTTCAGGAGCCTACCGCATACAGGGTCGGTTGCATGGTGGCTGTAAGCGAAGCGGTTATCGTATATGACAACACCTGCGGAGGAGTCGGCAGGGATATAATCGTAACGACCGTTCATCGCACTCGGCGCATATACATCCGAGAGGAAGGTGTCGATTGCATCCTCCACAGAGTAAGCTCTGCAGAATGCGCCGACAATGCCTTGCTTCGTCAACGGGTCGGCTTGGGTGGCTACGCTTCTTTGAATTACCTCTGACTGCCTTGAGGAAACCGCCCATGTGGAAGCATCACGCCAATCAATATAACGGGCGAGTATATCATCAGGATTGAGGAGATCTCCATCAATAGAGTCGCTCATAAATACACCGTTTAACGATGTTGAAGCCCAATACATGAGTCGGCACGGCTCGTAGGTCGTGTCATCGAAAAGGTCAATGCCGATGTCCTTTGCCACCATACGGGCTACCGCAGGGTATTCCTCTTCCGAAATATCACGGGACAGAGGAATAATAAGTCGCAGTCTCGGCTTTTCGGGCGTGTGTTTATGCGTGGTATATACTGCGCATCTATATGGGAAAGTGGTTTTTAACTCGTCCCATATTTCAGGAGTCGCATAGTCCATGTCAAGCGTAAGCATGGAACGGCAGAGGACATTTCCGTTTTTCCTTCTGCCTTCCTTCAGGTAACCGCCAACGAAACCGCCGACATCCTTGATGCCGTCCTGCTGACCTTTTTTCAGCTTTCTGTATTCCTCGACCGTTTCGGTAGTGTGAATGGTCGTACTTATTTTCTGCAGGAAATCCTCCCATGTGATTTCTCTGTTTTTCCACTTCTTATCAAAGCGGCTGTTACCGATGGCTATTTTCATAGCTTAAAAACCTCCTCGCATTTTTCGTTAAAGTACCTGATTTGTATTCTTTTGCGTTTGGCGTTTTGAATTTCCGTATTCATGCCGTTTGTGATTTCGTCTCCAAACACCCATACTTGCGAGCATTTGTTCAGAAGGATATAGTTCAAATCAAATGCGAGCTTCCTGTCAGTCGGGTCGTCATCGTCCATAAACTGCGGAAAGAAAAGGTGTGGGGTGATCGGCAGACAGCCGCAGTTCACAGCAAATCGGGAATAACGTCTTGCATCCATCACATTAGCATCTATGTCACCCGCATACGGCGAGCAGATATACACTATCGGTCGGTACACATATTTTGACTTTTTTTCATCTCTTTCGATGTTAGAAAGGGCTTCATATTCTGTTGGGCATACATAATGTTCGCTGTTATACAAATTAACACTCATATCGTTTTCACCTCGCTCATATAAAGAGTCTTGCAGAAGCCAGTCTATACTGCATTCCAAAAGCACGGAAATGCATTTTAAGATATACAAAGAGGGATAGCGTTTGCCCTTTTCCCACATTTCCACCGTGCCTTTTGAAACCAGTAATTCCTCTGCCAGTTCGGTTTGTGTCAAACCTTTCAGTTCTCTTGCTTTTCTTAAATTATCACTAAACATTTAATCAGTCCTTTCTGTAAAAGTCGCAGACATAACCGTCCGCACGGAGCAGTAATCCGTCAGCCCATTTCGGGGTTTGTCCCATAACGTCACATATATCTTCGAGGCTCGTGCCATCGGGTGCTTCAATAACCGCTTCATCGTGAACGTGCATCACGATGTTGTAACCTGCATTATCCAAGCGGAGCATAGCCTCGGCAAGAATGTCCCTCGCCGTACCCTGAACGATGTTCTCTACAAACTTTGCGCCGTAGCTCTCCAAACGCTCCCATTTTTTAGTGCCGCCGACACCTTCGTAGGTTACACTTTCACCTCCGAATCTGTTTTCACCGATTCTCGGCTTCACATAGGCGAGCCTTCTGCCTGATGGCAGGGTGATGAAAAGGATGCCGCTTTGATACTCGAATACGATGCCGTGTGTTTCTTTGCGCTCTTTCGTCTTAACGCAGGATGTAACGGCACTGTCAATGTCCCACCATAAGCGGACAATTTTCGAGTTCGATTGCCGCCAAGCATCGACAAGCGGTTTCAGTTCTTCTTCCGAGAGTCCCATAGCAAGCGCACCCATAGCCTTTAATGCTCCGACCGAGCCGCCATAGCCGAGTGCGAGTTCTGCGATTTTACCTTTTTGGCGCAGGTGTCCGTTTACTCCGTTTTTCTCAACGGGGACACCAAACATCTGCGATGCCGATGCGCAATAGATGTCTTTGCCCTCCGCAAATACACTCTGCCGCCAATGCTCTCCTGCAAGCCATGCGATGACCCTCGCTTCGATAGCGGCAAAGTCCGCAACATAAAACTTGCATCCGTCCTTCGGGACAAACGCCGTGCGTATGAGTTCCGAAAGGATAAACGGAGCATAGCCGTATAACAGTTCGGCAGTTTCATAGTTGCCGTCCCGTATTAGCTTTCGGGCATCTTCGAGTTCGGGCAGGTGGTTTTGGGGCAGATTTTGCACCTGAACGAGCCGCCCTGCGTACCGACCCGTTCTGTTCGCACCGTAAAACTGTATAAGTCCTCTTGCTCGGCTGTCACGGCACACGGCGTTTTCCATAGCCGTATATTTTTTAACAGAGCTTTTCGCCATTTGCTTTCGGAGCTTCAAAACCTCGGAAATATCACCGTCCGTTTTTTCGAGCAGTTCCTCCACAGCCTTTTTGGAAAGCGAGTCGGCTACGATGCCTTGTTCCAAAAGCCATGCTTTTAGCTGTACAGGAGAGTTCGGGTTTTCAAGTCCTGTAAGCTCACGGGCGTTTTTCAGGTTTTCCTCCTTGTACTCGTTATCGCATTTTATGGCTGATCGCACGAGCTTCATATCAAGGAGGATGCCTCGGTCGTTTATCTCTTGGTCAAGTTTGTAATTCTGCCATTCGGTATCCGAAACGGGGAATTTTGAAAGCCGCTGTTTAACAGCAAGCTCGGTTTCGACATCTCGCTTGTTATATTCTTTAAAAAGCTCCCACCGTTCAGGGTTGTCTTTGGGGGTATGGCGTGTAAAGCCGCCGTCTTTAACCTTGTTCGGTGTGCAGAAATAGCGGATGAGTTCTTTGCCTTCCTTCATTTTCTGCTTTTCAAGTCCGATAACCGCACCGACACCTTCGAGGGAGAGGGGCAGACCGAGAGTTGCCGACCATACCATAGTGCATCGCCACGCATCAGGCTTCAGGTAATCTTTCAAATACCTTGACAGACATACACGCTCAAACATTGCATTGAATGCCCACTTGGTAACGGAATCATCGGTAAGAGCCGCAACAATATCGTCAGGGAGCTTTTCGCCCTGCGCTAAATCTATGACCTGCACCTCGCCGCCGTCTATGGAATATCCGAATAGAAGTATCTCGAAATCATCGGATTCTGCGTATTTATATACACCGCACTTTTGAAGGTTTACGGACGAATAAGTTTCTATATCAATACTCAAATTGTCCATTGCTTTTCCTTTCTGCCGTTGGCGGCAAGCAGAAAGCTCACCGCCACAGCAATTAAATCCATCACATCAAAAAGTCCTCGTCCTCCAAAGAGGTGAAGTCATCCTCTGCATTGCTTCTGCCGCCGAGAGGCTCACCGTCCGATACCTTCTGAATATTGCCAAGCCCACAGGCAATACCCTTATTGCCGTTGGAATTGAAAGCGTAAAATGTAATAGACACCCTCGCATAACATCCGCTGTACACTTCGTTGCGGTCGAGGATTTTCTGTACCTTGCCGTCAACTATCTGCGGAGCGGTTTTGGAGTTTGCGTTCACAAAGTAGCTGTCCTTGTACGCTTCATCGTCACGCTCAACGTCACCGTCACGGAGCGGAAGTTTCAGAGCCGCCTTGTTCGGGGTTTTACCACCGAATTTGCCTTTGCCTTCTTCGATAGCGAGGTCAATCGCTTTTTCGATGTCTGCAATAGTCTTTTTGTCGGTTTTCGGGATGATGAGGGATACCGAGTATTTTTCATCGCCGCCGTTTACGGCTTTCGGCTCCCATACATTTGCGTAAGAAAGTCTTACAACACCTGTTACAACTTTTGTATTTTTCTGATTTGCCATGATTAAATATCCTCCTAAATTTCATCAAATTCGTTTTCGGGTTTTTCTTTTGTTATTGCAGGACGCTTGTCTGTGATAGGGACAAGTGTCGGTTTCCCAGGCGGCTTAATAATAAGCGCACCGAGAATGTCGGCAAAGTTCTGTTTGCCCATGAGCTTTTCCATTTCAGTAATGGTGATAAGGCTCGTTTTGAAGATGTCCTTGTATCCTGCCGCTTGCGCCGCTTCGACAACGGCTTCCTCGTCAGCATACTTTCGGTTGGAACGACCTTCGACCACTTTGAAGCCGTGCCACTGCTTTCCGTGATTAAGTGCGGCATCCTGCGCATAAGCGGTTATCTCATTTGCCCATTTTGTCAGGTCATCGAGCTTTGTCAGGATTTCCTCAATTTCATCATCGGTGAGTAGCGGCGGCAGTTTGAATTCGTACTGTGCGAGCTTCAGCTTTTCCTCGGCTCTCGCACGGCAGTTCACCTTTGCCTTGCAGAAGGTACACCAATCACCACTGCAGTAATCGCCTTCACCTTTGAAAGCAAGCTCGGCTTTCGGTTTTAGTGTGTTTTCTGCCCAATCATAGAGTGCTTTTGCATCAATCGTCCATGTGCTGATGTTCTCACGGCGAGGCTGATAAATAGTCATCGAAACCTCGTCAATATCGTAGAGGCAATCGTACATATCAAGTGCGCCGAGAGCATAAAGCATCATCTGCGGATTGTTTTCAGCTTCCACCAAAACGCCCTGACCGTACTTAAAGTCAATGACATGGAGCTTGCGGTCTGCGATGATGAGGCAATCGCCCGTTCCGAAACCATCCTCTACATACTTTGAAAAGTCGAGCCGCTGTTCAATAAGCATGGTGGGATGTGGACAGGTTTCCTGCGCCTCGGCATATTGCTCCAAAACGAAAGCAACATACCCGTCTGTGTACTCGTCCATCTCGTCACAGTCGTACTGCGACACAGGCTTTTTCGACCTTTGCTTCAAAGCCCGTTTCAGCTTATGCTCACAAAGGGCGTGTGCGGCAGTTCCTTCGGCGGCGGCTTCGGTTTCTCTGTCCTCGAATTCAAGCTCAAGTCTTGCGGACGGAGTGCAATTCATCCACCTGTGCGATGCGGAAGCGGAAAGGACAGCGTGTTTTTTATTTCCCATCCCTGATTTCCTCCGCTTCGGCAAGCACCGCCGCATACTGGTCTTTCGGGAGTTCGCTGAGTTTCGGAACACCGTACTTGGTAAGCAGTGCCTTCACCTCTGCTCTGAAACCGTCCTCCGAGAGCTTTTTCAAAACCTCAAACAGCTTCTCAAATCCCACTGTTTCGGTTTTAGCATCCGCTTTCGTCTTCTGCTTCGGAGCGGTTTCCTTTTTCGGCTCGGTCATGGGCGGATCAGCCATTGCGTTTGCGACCGCCTCCACGCTGTCGGCAAGAGAGCGCAGGTCGGAAATAACATCAAGGAGTAGTTTCACTCTGCTCATGTGACCGCACCTCCAATCTCTTTAATGGATAGTTCCTGAACACTGTCTCCTGGGACAATGACCGTCAATTTCTGTGGTTTTCCAAATAGAAAACGCATTAACCGTTCTCTCACCGTAACTGTCCTACAAGCGACAATTCCACGATTGACGGGCTTTTTTGAAACACTTATTTGTAGAATGTGTTTCATTCTTCTCATCCTTTCTGAAAGACGGATTTTTTGTGCCTTTCATAATACAGCCACTAGAAGGGGTCAAATCTGACGGTCTATGTAAAATTTTTTTATTCGGGCTTTTATTCTTTGTATTCGGTGAGAGACAGCAGATGCGCCTACACCAAGCATTTCAGCGTAATCATTAACGCTGTAACCTTCAAAAAATATTTTTTTAACTAAATCCTTTTGATCTTCTGTTAGGGACTCAATGGCATCATAAAGTATGCTAAATTCATCACTGCCACCCTGGATTTTTGTAAGAGCTTCATCTTCGCAAGCAAAATCATCACCCTCAAAGTCACACGCATCCAATGAATAACGCCGCCTTCTTTCTTTGTGATTTATGTTGTATTCCTGCCTGTCGAGTTCAATTAATATTGATCCCCATTCTTCAGTTACCTCGATTTCCGTTGTTTCTGTTGCAAATTCATACTTAATTTTCATCTTGTAGACTCCTTTCTTATTTCGGAGCCTGACAAGTAGCTAAAAATAAAAGAGCCTGACAAGCATAGCAAAATAGCTACTTGTCAGGCTCGTATGTCCGTTTTAACCGTGATTTTTACACGGCTCGCATCGTGCTCTGTACGAAGTACAAATTCTTAATCCTTTTTAATTCCGATAGTGGTTTTACATTTCCAACACTTTATGTAATAATCGGCAGGATACTTCTTATTCATTTTTTCATGAGTTATCTTTGTTCTGACAACCACCTGCGAATCCGCATCGCATATGCGTCTGCCACAGGTGGGACAGACAATGGAAACTGTCATCTATCTACCTCCATAAATCAGTTCTTTATCGCTTATACATACATTAATCCTGGCATTATAATTTCTACCTCTCTCGGTTGCGGCATTTTTGTTTCACCCATAAGTGCCGCAGGAAATATACTGTGCTTACCAAATCTGCGTTTTATTTCATCCATCGCTTTGTCGAGCCGTTCCAGTTTATCTCTTTTTAAGGCATCATTAAAAAGGTCTAACTGGACGGTTCGTGCTTTGGGTAACAGATTTATAGCACGGACAGTTACTGCCCGTATGGGTGTTCCCCAGTAGTGTTTTTTCTGTAGGAGCGAAAAACCTGCCCTTGCTATTTCGTTGGCATTCTGACTTGGGCTTTCTAATTGACATTGATACTGCCTGAAGCAAAGGTCGTTATTGCGAACAGTAATCTGAACGCCTTTAGCTTCAAGCTCATGGACACGGAGTTTTTGACCGATATCCTGGGACAGCGCAAGCATAACTTTTCTTACTTCATCTTCGGTTGCAAGGTCGGCTACACAGGTTGTCCCATGCCCGATGGATTTTATGGGCGATACATAGTCCTTTTGCATAACCTGCGACATATCCGTTCCGTTGGCGTACTGCCACAGCTTCAGTCCGTTGACACCAAACCATCCCTTCAGGATTTTCGGCTCAAGCGAAGCAAGCTGTCCGATTGTCATAATGCCATACCTTTCGAGCTTGTGAGTGGTGGCTCGTCCAACATATAACAGGTCGGACACAGGAAGCCGCCACACTTTTTCTTTGAAATCCTCCTTGTTTATGACAGTTATGGCATCGGGCTTTTTCATGTCGCTTCCGAGCTTTGCAAAAATTTTATTAAAGGAAACACCAACAGATACCGTAAGACCGAGTTCTTCACGCATACTTTTTCGGATCTCTTCGGCTACTTCAAGCCCTGTACCGAAAATTGATGAGCCGCTTATGTCGAGCCAGCATTCATCCATTCCGAAAGGCTCAACCATATCTGTGTAACGGTAATAAATCTGATGGGCAAGTTTGGAAAACTTTAAATACTGGTCGTAATGCGGCGGCACAAGTATAAGGTTTGGACACACACGCTGTGCCTCCCAATTGACCATACCCGTTTTGACACCTGCTTTTTTGGCAAGCTCGGATTTGGCAAGAACGATACCGTGCCTGTCTTCCGTTGCTCCGCAAACAGCGACCGCCTTTCCTCGCAGGGTGGGGTTTAGCATCATTTCCACCGATGCGTAAAAACAGTTCATGTCGCTGTGCAATATCACTCTTTCCATACGCTTGCAGTGCCTCCCTTCAAAAAGAATAGAAGTATTTTGAACTTTTTTGAACTTTCCTATTGACAAATTCAAATTCGTGCGTTATAATAAAAAAGCAAAGTTCAAGTGAGTTCATAAATATAATAGCACTATATAGAACTTTTGTCAATAGTTTTTAAGAACTTTTTTGAACTTGCACTAAAAATTCACAAAAAAAGGAGATGACCGAATATGTTGTCATTTGCTAAAAAAGTGTATGACGCGAGGACAGAGTTAGGTTTATCGCAGGGGCAACTCGGAGAAAAGGTCGGTGTATCAATCCGCTCCATTCTTGCCTACGAAAAAGGCGAAAAAACACCCCGCCCAAGCACGATGCTTAAGTTGGCAAAGGCACTTAATGTGTCAGTTAAATTCCTTACAGATGAAAACTGCGAGAATCCGCTTGAGGATATAGAGAAAGATGGGTATATTGAGGAAGCTCGTGAACGCTACGGCGCAAAAGGTGCAAAGGACATGGAAGAACTCCTTGCTGAAAATGTAGCATTGTTTGCAGGTGGCGGTCTTTCGCTTGAGGAAAAGGATATGTTTTACGAGGCTATCACAAAGGCGTATATCACCTGTAAGGAAGAAGCAAGGGCAAAATTCACCCGTAAGGATTACAGAGAAAATAAAGTGCAGTAAAACCGATGTCCTGTTTATCGGACACTATGGTGAGTTATAATGTATTATAGGGAGCGAGGTGATTTTTGTGTATAACAGTTATGGTACTATCTGCAAAGACGCTGAAAAGTTAAAAAAGATGTATGATGTAATTGACCCATTTCTGTTTTGTAAGTTTTTGGGGATTAAGGTTTTGAGAACTCCTATGGGAAAAAATCCCGAAAGCTGTAAAGGGTTTTATGTGACTCATAGCCGTGTTCGGACGATAGCAATAAACAGTGATCTTTCCTCCGAGTTTCAGAGGATTATTTGTTCGCACGAGCTTGGTCATGCGGTTTTACACAAAAATCAAGCAGGTGTCAAACCGTTTCACGATTTTGGGTTGTTTGACTCTACTTCTACCTATGAGTATGAAGCTAACATCTTTGCCGCAGAGCTTTTGCTTGACGATGAAGAGGTTATCGAAAAACTAAATGATGATTTGTTTTTCTTTCAAGCCGCCGCAGAACTTTATGTACCGCCTGAAATATTGGAATTTAAATTCAGAGCGATGAAATGGAAAGGATATAAGGTTGACCCGCCGTTGCTTGCTACGAGCAATTGGTTAAAAAATGCGGTTGACGGAGGAACAGATTTTTAATAGATACAGAAAAGAGAATGGAAATGGATGCAAAGGTTTATGTTGCGGTCAATGCGTCCTTTGATGAGAACGGGCGCATGATACCGAAATCACTCGTATGGGAGGACGGCACGAGATACCCTATCGACAAGGTGACGAACATTTGTCAAGCCGCCGCTATGAAAGCAGGTGGACAGGGTGACCGCTATACGATATTTGTAAACGGGATACAAAGCTATCTGTTTTTTGAACGAAGCACAAACCTTACGGGAAATGTCATCGGCAGATGGTTTGTGGAACGGAGAGCGATGTAAATTATTAAATAAATTTGCACAATTTTCAATTTGCGTAAATGTCTGATTTAACGATTGAAAAATCGGTCGATTTATGATATAATTATTTATTATGCAATAAGGGAACTGAAAGGTCACAAAACCTGTGCAACCGCAACCTGCCGAGTTTAGTAAAACGATTATTGAGAGGGAAAATGCTATGGAAAATAAGAAAACACAAAATGGCAAAACCTATTTTAACGAAATGACTCGTGTGCAGATGCCTGCTCTTATGCATTTAATTAAATTGGGATACAAGTATTTCGGGAAAATCACCGAGGATATGGCGGGCAAAGTGTATGATAAAGACACAAATATTCTGAGAGAAATATTTATATCACAGTTCAAGAAACTTAATCCTTCCCATAAGGATGAAGCGGAACAGGTATTGCACGATATTATTCAAGAACTTGATAATGATGATTTGGGACGCAGTTTTTACACGAGGCTGAAGACGGTTTCACCTGTAAAACTGGTTGATTTTGCTCATCCTGAAAATAATGAATTCCATTTTACGGCAGAGTTTACCTGCAAACGTGATCAAGATGAATTTCGTCCTGATATAACGCTGTTTGTTAATGGTTTGCCTCTTGTTTTTGTGGAAGTCAAAAAGCCGAATAATTATGGCGGTATGGTTGCTGAAAGCAAACGGATGAACAGAGGTAGATTCCCTAACAAAAAATTCCGCAGGTTTATTAACATAACGCAATTAATGATTTTTTCTAATAATATGGAGTATGATGCTATGGGCGGCATCGTACCTATTCAAGGTGTATTTTATTGTACGGCGGCACGTACTAATGCACCTTTTAACTGTTTTAGAGAGGAAAATCCCACAGGTGCAAAAATCGCACCCTTTAATAAGGATTATGCTTACAAAGATCTTGATGCTGATGTAGAAAAAAGAATACTCTCCGATTTTAATTGTCAGGTTATACATCACACTCCTGAATATCAAACAAACTGCGATATTAATACTCCGACAAACAGGGTGCTTACTTCAATGTGTTCACCTGAACGTTTTTTGTTTATTCTTAAGTATGGTATAGCTTATGTTAAGATGGAGCGTGAGGTCGATGGTAAAATCGAATCGACCGACCAAAAGCATATCATGCGCTATCAACAGATGTTTGCGGCTCTTGCGATAAGGGAAAAGCTCAATAAAGGTGCTACATCGGGCGTTGTATGGCACACGCAAGGAAGTGGAAAAACGGCTCTGTCGTATTACCTGACAAATGTACTTTCTGATTACTATGCTGAAAGAAAACAAGTGGCAAAATTCTATTTTATCGTGGACAGGCTGGATTTACTTGAACAAGCCACGCAGGAATTTGAAGCACGTGGAATTGAGGTAAAGACTGCAAATTCACGTCAAGAGCTTATGGAGCAATTCCGAAACAATCAGGCACAGGAGGGTTACAGCGGCAAGCCTGAAATAACAGTAGTAAATATTCAGAGATTTGCTGAAGATAAAACTAAAATTGACATCCCTACTTACGCCACCAATTTACAAAGGATTTTTATTGTTGATGAAGCGCATAGAGGATATAATCCTACTGGCTCGTTCCTTGCAAACCTTTTTGATGCGGACAAAAATTCCATCAAAATAGCACTAACAGGAACACCTCTTTTGAAAGAGGAACGGGCATCGTGGAAAGTGTTTGGAAATTACTTTCACACATATTACTACGATAAATCCATACAAGATGGCTACACCCTCAAAATAATAAGAGAAGATATCGAAACCTCATACAGAGAAAAGCTGTCCGAGATTTACGAGCGGTTGGAAACGCTTGTAGAAAAGAAAGATGTAAAGAAAAGCAGTATAGTCGAACACGAGAGCTATGTCAAGGAGCTACTCAGATACATTATAACCGACCTGAAAGAGTTTCGTCAGATACACGGCGATAACACGCTTGGCGGCATGATTATATGTGAAACGAGCGAACAGGCAAGGAAACTGTATGCTTATTTTGATGAAATTCAGCAGGAATTAAACAAAAACGCATCATATAAAACCAATTTTAAGACTGGTTTAATTCTGCACGATAGTGATGATAAAGAAACACGAAAGCAAATAGTCAAAGATTTCAAAAAGAACATGACTATTGATATTTTAATCGTGTTTAATATGCTACTTACAGGTTTTGATGCGCCTCGCCTCAAGAGACTGTATTTCGGACGCAAATTAAAAGACCATAATCTGCTTCAGGCAATTACAAGAGTCAATCGTCCGTATAAAGAAAACAGATATGGATATGTGATTGATTTTGCCGATATAAAAAAGAATTTTGAGGATACTAATGAGGAATATTTACAGGAGTTAAATAGGTTCAATGACCCAGAGGAAACGGGCGAAAACTATGCTATGGATACCTTTGCTCAAGTGTTGGAAGACCCCGATGAGTTAATTGAACAGATGAAGCAGGTGCGCCAAACACTATTTAGTTACAGCACAGACAACATAGAGGAATTCTGCTCCGAGATCTCAACCATTGAGGACAAGGAACAGTTACTTGAATTGAAAAAAGCGCTGGTATCTGCACGGGATTGCTGTAACATAGTAAGAACCTTCGGAAGTGAAGAGTTGAAAGAGGCGTTCAAGGCATTGGAGCTTCCTAAAATAACACAGATGATTTCTGAGGTGCAAAACCATATCAATAACATAAATCAGAAAGAAGCCTTTTCGGAAGAGGACGGCACTAAACAGCTTGTTAACGAGGCAATGCGTGATATTACCTTTAATTTCAGTAAAATCGGTGAAGAGGAGTTAAAACTCATATCGGGCGGCGTTGAATTGAATGAGAAATGGGAAAAAACAATACAGCAGTTTACTCTCAATATCGACCAAGATGACCCTGAATTCATTACTTTAAGGGAAGCGTTTATGCAAAGATTTAAGGAGCATGGTTTCGTTGTTAATACTATCGCTGAATTCGAGGAGCATTCCAAGGCTCTTGATGAGGTGCTGAAAAAATTAGCTGAATTACAGAAGCGCAATAATGCCCTTATGAGAAAGTATAACGGCGATGCAAAATTTGCTCGTGTACATAAGCGTATAAGAGAAGAGAATGAAAGACGCAAAGGTATCGGCGAAGAGCCTATTGTTTCATTGTATGACGAAACAATAATGGATGCTCTGCTCACAATAAAAGCGGAAATCGACCAAAAAGTGTACGACCGAAACGACATACTTAAGAAGGATGCATTTTTTGAACAGACCGTTATGCAACAAATCACTCAGGCAATGAACCGATTAAATCTATCAAGTGTGAGACAAGACCGAGTATTTATACAGAGCAGGATAGCGAGCCAGTATCTTGACCAGTATAGGTCTGTGTACCCTGCGGCATAATTAAGGAGGATAGTATGGTTATCGAAACAAATACACAAACAATAAAAGAAAAAACCACGGCTTTAATTGACGCATTGAAATCTACCTGTCAAACCTATGGCATGGGAAATGACGGAAATGAGTATAAAATTATAACTCAGGTGTTTTTGTATAAATTTATAAATGATAAGTTCGGATATGAAATAAAGAAACTCAAACCGAAACTTGCCGATGCGGAAAAATGGGAATTAGTTTATCAGGAAATGTCAGAGGACGAAAGGCTTGATATCCTTGATGAGCTTTCACCCGATATACCTCGGTTGTATCCTGAACATTTAATTTCTAATCTCTGGAATCAGCAAGCAAAGGGCGATTTTGACCTTATTTTTGACAGCACAATGACAGACATAGCTGATAAAAATATGGACATTTTTTCCACGCAAACCACACAGAATACAAAAATACCTTTGTTTGAAAGACTAACGCCTTATGTGACAGACGATGCACAGCGTGCACCGTTTGCAAGAGCATTGGTAAACCGTCTTGTTAATTTCTCTTTTGAGGAAGCATTTGCACAGCATTATGATTTTTTTGCGGCGATTTTTGAGTATTTAATAAAGGATTACAACACCGCAGGTGGAGGCAAATATGCCGAATATTATACTCCCCACGCGATAGCAACGATTATGGCTCGTCTCCTTGTCGGAAACGCAAAAGACCTACATAATATAGAGTGTTATGACCCTTCTGCAGGAACTGGGACGCTTTTAATGGCTCTGAGTCATCAAATTGGCGAGGATAAATGTACTATTTTTTCGCAGGATATTTCACAGCGCAGTAATAAAATGCTAAAACTCAATTTGATTTTGAATGGGTTGATATCATCGTTGGATAATGCTATTCAAGGTGATACCCTTGTTGCGCCGTATCATAAAAGTGATGACGGGCAGAATTTGAGAACATTTGATTTTGTGGTTTCAAATCCTCCGTTCAAAATGGATTTTTCTGATACAAGAGAGAAGATTGCCGCAATGCCAGCACGGTTTTGGGCAGGTGTTCCCAATGTGCCCGCAAAGAAAAAAGAAAGCATGGCAATATACACCTGTTTCATTCAGCACGTGATAAACTCGCTAAAAAGCACTGGAAAGGGCGCAATTGTCATCCCCACAGGGTTTATTACATCTAAGAGTGGTGTTGAAAATAAAATTCTTAAACACATAGTTGACGAGCGTATTGTTTACGGGTACGTAAGTATGCCGTCAAATGTATTTGCTACAACAGGTACAAATGTATCGGTGCTTTTTTTCGACAATTCAAAAACAACAGATAAGGTCGTATTGATTGATGCCTCAAAATTGGGTGAAGAGTATAAAGATGGTAACAATCAGAAGCGCAGATTACGTGATTTTGAAATAGATAAAATCGTTAATACATTTCTTAATAAAGAGGCAGTCGATGATTTTTCAGTCACCGTAACATACGATGAAATAATCGAAAAGAATTATTCCCTTGCGGCAGGTCAGTATTTTGATGTGAAAATAGATTATGTGGAATTAACACAGGATGAGTTTAACACTCAAATAGCCGAATATACATCAGAGCTTCAAAAATATTTTGAAGAAGGTAACGTTCTGCAAGACGAGATAATTAAACAGTTGGGTAAGGTGAAATATGAATTATAAGCAGTTAAAGGAAATCGCATTTATTGATATTAGCGGAGTGGATAAAAAAAGCGTTTCAAATGAAATGCGTGTAAGCCTTTGTAATTTTACGGATGTCTATTATAATTATGATATTCGCAACGAGGACAAAGATGAGTTTATGTCTGCAACAGCTAAGGAAAGTGAAATAGAGCGTTTTTCACTCAAAAAAGGATATGTAGCCATGACAAAAGATAGTGAAACAAGAGATGATATAGGTATTTCTTGTTTGATTGCTGAAGATATTGAAGGTGCAATCCTCGGTTACCACTGCGCATTAATCAAACCATTTGAGAGTATAGTTGACGGGGGTTATCTCAATGCATATCTCCATACAACAATGGCTCGAAAGCACTTTCATAATCAAGCGAGCGGAAGCGGTCAAAGATACACTTTAACAGCAGATGGGATTGGGTCTTTGAAAATACCGATTGTTGATTTATCAGAACAAAAGAAAATAGCACATTTAATTGACACAATAAATAGGAAAATACGAAACAACAAAAAGATAAACGATAATTTACAGCACCAACTCAAGTTGATATACGATTACTGGTTTACACAGTTTGACTTCCCTGACGAGCATGGGAATCCTTATCAATCATCAGGCGGTGCTATGGTGTGGTGTGATGACCTACAAAGAGAAATTCCTAAAGGTTGGAAGGTCAAAACACTTACAAATGTAGCAAAATTACAAGCGAAATCTGTTATACCACAAGAAGGAACAACGTACAATCATTACAGCATTCCTGCCTTTGATAATACACACAGCCCAGAGATTGAAGATGGTAATGCCATTGCAAGCAACAAGTACGCTGTTCCTGATAATAGTATTCTCGTTTCAAAGTTAAATCCCCAATTCAAAAGGATTTGGCTTATAATACGGTCTAAAGAGAATTCTATATGCTCAACCGAGTTTTTGCCTATCACAGCTACGGAAACAGGGGTGTATGCTTTATATTCAATTTTGAACAGCGATGCTTTTTCTGTGCACTTAACTCAAAATGCAAGTTCATCAACTGGAAGTAGGAAAAGGATTGATCCTGATAATTGTATGTCCTATAAATTTCCCTATGACAATGATGTATTTGCGAGATTTGATAAATCCATTCAACCTTTGCTTGTGAAAACATCGGGTATTCCTGCTGAAAATCAGGCTCTTGTAGCTCTCCGTGAATGGCTTTTACCTATGCTTATGAACGGTCAGGCTACAATTACCGATTAAGCCGCTAAATTATCGTTTAACAAAGGAGAGTAACTAAAATGTTTAAAGATTTTTTGTATGAGGTACCGTCTTTTTTGGTTAACTCTGTTAGAAATGTAGTTTCAGAGCATGAAGAACAGGCAGTTCGTTTTGAAACCATAGAATCTATTCAGAAAGCTACATTAGCAATGTGTGAAGCAAAAATCAAAGATGATATGATTATTGCCATGCTTCAGAAATATTGGGATTTACGCTTATCAGAAGCCACGGAATTTCTTTCGGGTGCGAAAGACTATTTGAATAAAAAATAAACAAAAAACTCCTATCAACGGCAGGAGTTAAACAGGAACTGCCGTTGATGTCGTTCTCTGAAACAAAAAAAGGAGAAACGACAATGAAACAAAATCTAATTAATCAAATCACACAAGGAATGCTGTCGGTGTTAAACAATGCACAAATGATGGAGCTTCAAAAAGTATTGAACAATGCTTTCTATGGGGTTGAGATACATAAAAACAATGAATCCCCTGTTTGTAAACCGAATGAAGAATTGACTTCTTTATTTGTCGCCGCAAAAAGAGTGGAGGGCTGTTCTGATAGGTCTTTGGGATACTATCAGGCTACGATAGAAAAAATGCTAAATAAAGTTAATAAGCATATTCTTGAAATCGAAACCGATGACCTCCGTTCATACCTGACAGACTACCAAAACGAAAACCAGTCAAGCAGAGTTACTATTGATAATATGCGACGGATTTTATCAAGTTTTTTCTCTTGGCTTGAGGATGAGGATTATATAGTAAAAAGCCCTGTCAGACGAATACATAAGGTTAAAGCCGCCGTCACTATAAAAGAAACATATTCAGATGAGAATCTTGAAAGAATGCGTGACAATTGTGATAATCTTCGGGATTTGGCGATGATAGATATGCTCGCATCAACGGGTATGCGTGTGGGTGAAATGGTATTACTTAACCGTGAGGATATAAACTTTGATGAGCGTGAGTGCGTGGTTTTTGGTAAAGGCGATAAAGAGCGTATAGTTTATTTTGATGCTCGAACGAAAATTCATTTGCAAAATTATCTTTCAAATAGAGACGATGATAATTCGGCACTGTTTGTTTCACTTAAATCGCCACACAAACGTTTGAAAATCGGCGGCGTAGAAGTCAGGCTCCGAAATATAGGAAAAAGCCTTGATATACCAAAGGTACATCCGCATAAATTCAGGCGCACTCTCGCAACAGCCGCTATCGATAAAGGAATGCCTATAGAGCAACTTCAACGGCTTCTCGGACATCAAAGAATTGATACAACCATGCAGTATGCTATGGTAAAACAAAGCAATGTAAAATTAGCTCACAGAAAATACATAAGTTAG